TCACCGCTGCCCTCGGCGCCAGTCATCGAGCCGGGCGTAGATCGTGACTGCGATCCCGCCGAGCGCCACGGCGATGAACAACCAGCGCAACGTGTCGAGATACGGCACCAGCGGCAGGATGGCGGTCTGGGTCTCGGCCAGGACGCTCTGCGCGACCTCGACCCCGGCTGCGCCCAGCGTCGCCACGCCAGCCGCGCCACCCCCCTTCATGGTGCGGCTGTCGGCCAGCACTTCGCGCGCGGGCGGCGTCTCGGCTGCGAATGCCGTCGCCCGGACCGGGAACCGCTCGCCCCACTGTCGCGCAGGGCCGAGGTCGACATGGATGAACCCCGAGCGCGGATAGAAACCGAAGCCGAGGAACCCGACCTCGCGCGCCGCCGCCTCGAAGGCCACCGGGTCGTGGTTCGCCATGGCGATGTCGAAGGCGGCGCCGTCGAGGTGCTTCGACCGGGTCGCGCCGCCGACGGCACGGTTGTGCTCGGGGCTGCGATAGGCGGAACGCACGATAAGCGGCTTGCCCAGCCGGTCGCGCAGCGCTTGCAGCTTGTCGAGCGCCGCTTCGTTGACCAGCAGCTTGCCGGTGCCCCGGCAGGCGATCTCGGCCGGCGAGAAGTTGGGCCAGCGCCAGCTGCTCTCAGGCACGTCGCGCCAGTGTCTGTGAAAGGTCGTGGTCATGGGAGTCCTCCGGAAATGAAAAAACCCGCCTCGAGGGCGGGTCATTGCGGGCTGATGAATGGGGATGGGGAGCGACTACGGGCCGCCGCCGAAGATCTTGAGCTTGATGGCGATGCCCGCGAGCAGCGCCAGCATCACGCCGGTGGTGATCATGCGGACGGCAGTCTGCATCGCCGTGCGCCGCACCAGCCGGATGCAGTCGACCAGGGAGCGCAGGTCCCGAATGTCGAGCGCGGCCTCGTCGCCGTCGAGCCCGACATCGGCGAGCGCGCGTTTCGCGCCTTCCTCGGCCGCGCGGGTCAGGATTGCCTCGAACTCGGCGTCGGGCATGCGCACGAAGCCCTCGGATCGGGGTGGTGTCATCGGATCCTCACTCCGCCGCTCAGCCAATCTTGCAGCCCCAGAAGGACGTGTGATCAGCGGCGAAATACCCGTCCGCAACCCGGAAATACCCCTGCAGCTCGACGGTATCGCCTGCGGTAAGCGGCACCATGGTCTGCAGCCAGATCGCGGTGGCGAGCGAGACGTGGGTGGCGGAGATTTCGCCGAGGGAGCCGCGGATTTCGGTGGTGCCGTTCAGGACGAGCCGCCCACTCATCCGCGCCGTGGCGCTGGCGTTGATCTTGTAGAGCAGCGTCGCGCCGAAGACGTAGGTGCCGTCCACCGGCGCCACGAAGTGGTTGTTCGCGGCGTCGAACGCGCCCTGATCGTTGGTGTCGGTGTTGTTGAGGCCGATCTTCGTCCAGGCGCCGACGCCGACGTAGTTGTCGTAGTTGGTATACGCCTTGAACCGGGGCAGCCGGGGCTGGTCGACGATGCCGGTGGCGTTGTCGACACTGAGCCCGTCGAAGAAGGTGCTGCCGTCGGCCGAGACCGCCAAGCGGAAGCGGTCCGAGCCGAAGAGCCCCACCAGCGCCTTGGTCACGAAGTTGGTCTGCAGCGTCAGGCCGAGATCGTCGCCCGCCGCCTCCTTGTTCATGGTGTAGAACAGGTCGCCCGTGCCGCCTTCGGCCACCGTCTTGGCGGTCCAGAGCGCGGCGTTCAGCTTGGCCGAGAACGGGTTAGACGCATCTGCCGTCGTGCCGACCCCGAGCAGCGCCATATTCTGCAACTCGCTGGGCGTGGTGCCGACCCAGCCCGCGCCGTCGTAGACCAGCAGCAGCCCCTCATCCTCGACCCACGCTCGCCAGCCGGTCCGTGGTGGAAGGCGCATCCAGGCGCCGTCCGTCCAGAGCGCCACGTTCAGGTCCCAGCCCGCCCAGTCGCCTGTCGCGCCCGAGCCGACGATGTAGCGATCGCCATCTGTGGGGCTGCCGGGCGGCGCTGTCAGATTCCGGTCGAGAACGGAGAGCTGGACGAGCCCGTCGAGGATCCGCAGCGCCTCGTTATGGGTAACGTGCTTCTGGGCCTGCGCCGCGAGGATGTAGGGCAGCAGGAGATGGGTCGTGGCGTCGGACATGGGATGGCCTTCAAAGTATAAGCGTGACGGTTTTCGGCGCGCCCCGCCCGACGAGGGAGGAGAGCTGGAAGATGCGGATGTCGAGCGTGTCACCGGGCTCGAGCGGCGCGCCCCAATCGGCGGTCTGGTCTGCGGCGGTGTAGACCGCGCTGGTGGTGGCGGTGCTCAGCACCCGCTTCACAGTGGCGCCGTCGAGGATTTCGACCTCGTAGGCTTCCAGTTCCTCGGCCAGCGGGACCTCGAGCCCGCCCCAGCTGTCGGCCGCGAGCGCGCGGGATCGGCGCGTCCAGCGGATCGTCAGATCGCCGGGCGTACGCGGCGTGCGCCACGGCTGCTCGACATGTGCGACGGAGAACGGCCGCAGCCCCACGCCCACCGGCGTGAATGCCTGCGCGACATAGGTCTCGTCGCTGACCGAACGGCTCGCCGGGCCGACGCGCCAGTTCCACGGGATGCCGAGGTCGGCCTCGGCGATCGGCAGAGACGCCAGCGCGGTGTCCAGCACGACGACCCGCGCGCCTGCCGGAGCCGGATTGCCCATCGCATTCTCAGTGCCGCGCTGACCGCGCAGGAGCCGGGTCAGGCGGTACCGGCCTGGCGCCAGCAGCTCGGCCGCGCCCGCCTGCACGATCTCCCAGACGCCGGGCACGCTCTCGATGGCGAGCGCGTTGGCCCCGCCGAAGAGGGTCAGATCGGTGACGCTTTCCAGCGTGCCGGTGAACAGATCGACCACGAGCGCATTGCCGAGATCGAAGCGAGACGTGGGGCCAGCATAGAAGTCCGAGACCAGCGCGCCGATCCGGGCGCGGCTGCCGAACGTGGTCAGCAGTTCGAACCCGTCCGTCGACGGGCTGCGGAACACCGCCATCTCGCCCGGCCAGGGAACCGCGCGCGCGGCGACCATCGGCCGGTGCGCGGGCTGGTCCTCGGTCAGCTGCGGCAGGTCCATCAGCACCGCATCCGGCGCGCCGAACACCACGGCCCGCGTCAGCGAGGCCGCGCGGGGATCGCCGGGCGGCAAATCATAGGTCGCCCGGTCCTGGCGAACCGCTTCGATGCCGCGCGCCTCGGCGTCGGCGATGGAGACGAGCCGGAGGTCCATTAGCCGCCCGTCATGCTCCAGCCGGATCGCATCGGCCGGATCGAGCGCCAGCCGCGAGGGCGGCAGACGGAACACCGCCGTCTCGCGCCCCACCCACGCCTCCATCAGCGCGCGGCGGCAGCGGCGCTCGGTCTCCTCGGGCGGCACCGCCATTGGGAAGCTCTCGGACGCGATCCGGGTCGTGTCGACGGTGATGCGCCGCGCCTCGACGAGGGCAGCATCGTAATCCTCGTCGGCGCGGGCGACCTGCCACTTCAGCGACTGCGGCAGTTCCGTCTCCTGGCCGCGCGTCAGTTCCAGCACGTCGCCCTCACGGGCAGCAACCAGATCGTCAGGCGTGAGAGTGGCAACGGAGGCCCGGCCGCGCTTGATGAAGCGGATCACTCCCTCGGTTTCCACCGCGTCGAAGCCGAAATGCCGCGACAACGTGGTGATCGAGGCGCGCGGGCTCTCCAGTGCGGTGATGGCGTAGCCCTCCACCGCGCCCCAGAGTTCGGTGACGTCGATCCGGGACTCGGGGAGCCCGGCGCGGAGACAGAGGTGCCGAACGAGTGCGGCCAGCGACACTGCGCCGAGCCGCCCGGTCAACCAATGCCCGAGCCGCCAGTTCGCACCGTCCGTCCAGACGTCGGCCAGCGCCGGGAAGAAGGGATAGGGCCGCGCGTCCCAGGTCCAGGCGGTGGATTCGGGGACGTGCACCATCCGGCCGCCGTAGACCGAGGACAGCGGGTTGTTCGCGGCATCGCCCCACCAGAGATACGTCGCCTCGAGATAGGCGCGCTGGATGGCGTCATCGCGCCAGCCCCGTGAGAAGTGCGGCGTGAAGCTCTCCGAGGACTTCGGGTCGAAGAAGACGTTGGGCTGGTTGGTGCCCCGGTCGATGGCGGGGCAGCCGAGCTCGGTGAACCAGATCGGCTTCGACTCCGGCGCCCACGCCGTCGGCGTCGCGCTCTCCGCCGCACCGGGGCGATTGTAATGCGCGTTCGACCACCAGGCGCGCAGATCCTTGTAGCGGAAGACCCATGGCTTGCTGGCGGCACCGTCGGTGATCGGGGTCCGCACCTGCGCTGATCGGTCGGCAGCGCTGGCATAGAACCAGTCGAATCCTTCGCCGCCCGCGATGTTCGCCTGCAGATAGGCCCGGTCGTAGATCGCAGGCCAGCCCTCGGCCGCGTCCGCATGCTCGAACCCGTCCCGCCAGTCCGACAGCGGCATGTAATTGTCGATCCCGACGAAATCGATCTCCGGATCGGCCCAGAGCGGGTCGAGATGGAAGAACACGTCCCCCGAACCATCGCCCGGCTGGTGTCCGAAGTATTCCGACCAGTCGGCGGCATAGCCGAGGCTCACATCCGCCCCTAGGATCGAGCGCACATCCGCGAGCAGGTCCCGATAGGCCTGCACGGCCGGATAGGTGGCCGCGCCCGAGCGGATCGTCGTCAGCCCCGGCATCTCGGTCCCGATCAGGAAGGCGTCCACCCCGCCTGCGGCGGCACAGAGATGGGCGTAGTGCAGCACCATGCGGCGCAGACCCCAGTCGCCGGAGGGCCCGGTCCAGCTGACGATCTCGCCCGAGACGCTGAAGCTCGCGGGCGTGGCCGCGCCAAACAGCGCCGCGACCTGGCTTGCGGCCGTGGCGGTCTTGTCCACGGTCCCTGCGAACCCCACTGCAGGCGAACAGGTGATCCGTCCCCGCCAGGGGAAAGCTGGCTGGCCCGTCTCCGCGGCGTTGTCGGAATACGGGTTCGGCAGCGTATTGCCCGGCGGCACGTCCATCAGGATGAACGGATAGAAGGTGACCCGCAGCCCGCGCGCCTTCATCTCCTGGATCGCCTGCACCACCGCGAAGTCGGACGGCGTGCCGCCGTAGACCGGGCGGTCCTGTTCGTCACGGCTGACGAGGAAGGCGTTGGCGCGGCTCACGCCGTTTACAGACCAGCTGGCGGGGGTGGTCGACTTGGCCGACACCTCGACGCCGGGCCGCACCTTGCACCATCCCGCCCGCAGATCGTCGCCGAACCACGCCACCACGAGGCTGACGCTCTCGACCGCGGGGGCCATCGCCTGAAGGCGGTCCAGCGCCTCCACCATGTCGGTGGAGTCGGCCAGCGCGTTCAGGTTCTCGGGCACCGTCGCGCCGCCATCGGTCTTCCGGATCGCCTGCGTCGCATAGGTGAACTCGCCCGAGGCCGGGATCATGGTGACCGCGCGGGTCAACCCCTCGGCGGTGTCGGGATCGGCCAGCGGCCGGAACACCTCGAAGGACAGCTGCGGCAGCCGGTTGCCGAAGGTCGAGAGCGCCAGTTCCTCGAAGACCACATAGGCGGTGCCGCGATAGGCAGGCGTGCTGGCCGCGCCCATCTTCGCGGCGATGAACGGGTCCGCCGTCTGCGCCTCGTCGCCGGGATACCAGCGCCAGGTGACGCCGGAGAGGTCCATCGGCTTGCCGTCGGCCCAGATGCGCCCGATCCCGGTGATCGGTCCTTCGCAGAGCGCCACGGCGAAGGAAGCATAGTAGAGATACTCGGTGGTCTTGACCTTGCCGCCCCCGCCGCCCTTGCCGCCGCCCTGCGTGGTGGTCTTCGTCTCCTCGCGGAAATCGGTCGCCCAGACGATGTTGCCGCCCATGCGCATCCGGCCATAGAGCCGCGGGATCACCGCGCCTTCGGTAGCCGAGGTGATGCGCAGCGTGTCGAGCCGCGCGCCCTCGATGCGCTGCGTGGGCGCCAGCGAGGAGATGATCCAGCTGTCGACGACCGAGCCGATGGTGGAGCCGATGAAGCCGCCGATCGTCGCGGCGCTGACGCCGAGGATCGCGCCGCCGATCGAACCACCAATGGCGGCGCCAGCGGCACCGAGAACGAGAGTGGCCATGTGTGAAACTCAGCGTTGCGGAAACAGGAAGGCGAAGGCGATGCGCCGCCGCCAGGGTTGCGTGAGCGGTTCCTCGATCACGCCGAGCCGCTCATAGGCGTGGAGGAAGGAGTCGGGGGCCGTCAGGACCCCGACATGCTTGGCGATGGCGCGGGGCTTCATGCGGAAGAGCACCAGCGCGCCGAGACCTGCCTCGGCCGGCGGCAGCTCGATCATCATGCGCCGCGCGCCCTCGGCCAGCACTTCGCGCGGGCCGGACTCGCCCCAGTCGCGGCTGTAGGGCGGGATCGGGAACGGCTCGGGGCCGACGACCTCGCGCCACACGCCCCGGGCCAGCCCGAGGCAGTCGCAGCCGACGCCGCGGAGACTGGCTTGGTCATGGTACGGCGTGCCGAGCCAGGACCGCGCGATGGCGATGACGCGCGCGGGGTCGGACAATGCGAGGGGTTGCGTCACAGCACGCCTCCCTCGTGGCCGCCATCCTTGGTGGCGTAGCGGACGACGGCATCCTGGCCGGGGATATGCGGGAAGCCGCGGAAGTTGACGGTGTTGGCGAACTTGGCCCCGCAGGTCTCCATGCGCTTGTCGCAGCCCGCACGGATGGTGAAGGCGTCCTCTTCGACGATCGCGCGCACCGGCGCTTCGAGCAGGGTCAGCACCGCGATTCCATCTGTGACGTCATGGCCCAGCACTTCCGCGCGACGCCCCGCATTCGTGCCGCTGGTCCATTCGATGATCCCGAAGGTGAACCAGCCGGAGGCGAACCCGCCGAGACCAGAGGCGGTAAACGCCCGGTCACGCATAAGATCAATCACGGTGCCAGTTCCCTTGAAGGCGGGGCCTTCCAGATCGACGCCGCATCGCTGATCCCCGAGCGCGGCGTCACAGGTCGCCTGAAACGTCCGTCCGACCGTCTGACCGAGCACATGGGCGAGCGAGCGGACCTCGGCGACGAACGCGAGCCGCCCGCGCCGGATCTGGCCGATGGCCCCGCGCCGCATCAGCACGCGCTGGCCTGTGTCGGCCCAGTTCACGCGCCAGACCTCGACCTCGGCGTTGTCCCAGCGGCCGTCGAGGATGTCGGTCTCGGTGATCCGGTCCGAGGTCAGCACACCCTCGGCATCCTGTGCATCGACCGACAGGTCCGACCCCGAGCGCACCTCGGACGCCGTGAGCCCGCTTTCGGGCTCGAAGTCAGTCCCGTCAAAACTCAGCGTCCGGTCGTGGTCGGTGAAGCCGAAGGTGACGCCGTCGGCGCGGGTGATCCGCCAGCACCACGCGAGCGTCGTCGTGCCCTCGTCGAGATGGGCCTGCAGGGCGGGATCAAGGGTCTTCATCGGCGCAGTTCCAGAAGCGGAATGGAGGTGATCGAGCCGAGCCGCTCGAGGTCGAGGGTGACGTCGAGCGCGTCGGTGTCGAAGCGGACGGGTACGTCGAACGCGAAGCCCGCCGTGATGGCGACGCCTGCACCGGGTGCTTGAGCGAAGGTGACGAGGCCGGTCGTGGTATCGACCGACCAGCCCGACATCTGTTCGACGCCCGCGAGCGCGACACGCACGCTGCCCGTGACCGGCTTGGCGATGCTGCGTGTCCAGGACTGCGCGCCGGAGGCGTAGCGCTTCGCGAGCTGGAACTGCGTCGTCGTGCCGTCGCCGGTGCCGAGCGACTGGTCGGCTGCGCCCGGCGTCTGCGACGGCAGGCAGGACTTGAAGTCGGCCCAGTCCTTGAAGCGGAAGCCGTGAAGGCGGCCGTTTCTCGCCTCGAAGAAGGCGACCACTGCCGCGAGATCGTCGGCACGACGGATGCCATAGGCCACGTCATAGCGGCGGCGCGAGTTCGCCCAGCTGGCGTTGCGTTCCTCGTTGCCCGAGGCCAGTTCCACGATCTGGGTGCGCCGCTCCGGTCCGCCGCGCGCGCCGCGGCTGATGTCGTCCGGGAACCGGACCTCGTGGAAAGCCATGACGATGCCTCACATGCCCCTTCGCCCGAGCGAGACCGCGCGGGCGATGTCGGCCGCGATCTGCGTGCGGGACTGCCGGAAGCTCTCGGCATCGCGGGCATTGATCGTGATGTTGACAGTCTGCGCGGCGGTGGCGCCGTAACCCGCTGCCTCTCGCCGCGAGAGCACCCGCTCACCACGTTGCAGGATCGCGGGTACCTCGTCGGGTCTCAGGCCCGCCCAGCCGCCGGAATGCATGCGCGGGGCATTGGCGAAGGCGAGCGCGGGCACCATGCGGCCCGGTCCCGGAGAACCGACCATGCCGCCGGCGTGCAGGATGTTGGCGAAGATCCCGCCACCGAGATTGCCCAGAACGCCGGAAAGCACGCCTGCCAGCGGGCCGAGGATGAAGCGCCGCGCAGCGAGCTTCGCCAGATCGGCAATCAGCGAGGTGACCAGATCGCCGAACTTCAGCTTGCCGGTCTTCACGAACTCGCCGATGGCGTTCTCGGCACCCCGGAACGCCCCGACCAGCGCCTGGCCGATGTCGCCGCCGATCTCGCTTGCCTTCGTGGCATAGTCGGCGAGCGTCTCGCTCACCGCCGCCCAGCCGGTCGCGGCAGCCTCGGCCCCGGCCCGGGTCTCTTCTCCGGCGCTGCGCCCGGCCGCTCCGGCACCCCTTGCCGCCGTTTCCGAAGCGTTCAGCGCATCGGTTACCCGGCCGGCGGCGGCAGCCGCATCATCGAGTGCGCTTTCGCTGTCATCCCCGCTCAGCGCATCGCGCAGCGCCTGCATTGCCGGGCCGACACCTTCGAACGCTCCGGCCCGCGTGTCGGCCGCGCGCTGGCGATAGCGGTCGGCCATCGCACCAGCGTTGCTGGCGGCGTGATCGAGCATCGAGGCATAGGACTGCGCCCCGAACCAGTCGATCCGCGCGTCGGCACCGATCGTCTCGGCGACCGCGTTGAAGGTCGGTCCGATGGTGCCGAGGAAATCGGCCCATCTGTTCGACAGGAAGGCCATCAGCCGCAGCCAGATTGCCTCGACATCGGCGCGCAGGGCGCGGAAGTCGTCCACGAAAGAGCCGAGCGTGGCCTTGATCCCGTCCCAGACGGCGCGCGCCACTTTGCCCATCAACTCGAGCGCCGAACCGAAGCCGCCTGCGCCCTTCACGAGCTGGCCGAACCAGTAGATCAGCTCGCCTGCGCCGACGATCAGCGCGCCGATCCCCGTGCGGATGATCGCCCCGCGCAGCAGCGTCAGCGCGCCCGACAGGCTGAAGGTCGCGACACGGGCGGCAACGAAGGCTGCGACCCAGCGTCCGGCCATGAAGCCGGCGAAGGCGATGCCGATGGCAGCGATCCTCTCCAGATTGTCGGCCAGCAGGATCAGCGCCTCGGCCACCGTCGAGGACGCGCCCGCCATCTGATCCCAGGTCCCGACCAGTTGCAGGGCGGCATTGCCGATCAGCGTGAAGGCGTCGCCGATGGTCGCGGGCATGCTGTCGGCTTCTTCGCGCAGCAGTTCGAGATTGCCGACCAGCGCCGTGCGGATGACATCGCCGGTGATGGCGCCCTGCTGACCGAGGGTGCGCAGGCCCGAGACCGTGGTGCCGAGTTCCTCGGCCAGCAGTTCCGCCACGCGCCCGCCGTTCTGGATCACGCTGTTGAGGTTCTGACCGGATAGGGTCCCCAGCGCCATGGCGCGCGATAGCGCGGTCTGAACCGAGGCCGCGCGCTCCGCCCGCGCACCCGAGACGACCATGGCGTTGTTCAGCGCCTCGGTGAAATCCAGCGATTCCGCCGTCGTCAGCCCCAGTTCGCGCAGGGCCGTGGCATTGGCGAGCCAGGATTCGGTGGTCTGCCCCAAGCTCGAATAGGTCCGCCGCGCCATCGAGGCGAGCCGGTCCATCACGGCAGCGCCCGCTTCCTGCGAGCCGGTGGCCAGATCGACGCGCGAGCGCAGGTCCACTGGTCGGCATAGGCGACGAGCTGGCGCGTGCTGATCGCCGCGCCGAGGATGCCCATGACCCGGCGTACCACCGCTCCGGTGATGTCGGCCTGCCGCTCGATCCGCTTGAAATTGCTCTCGCCCGCATCGCCGACGCCCTGGAACTCGGCCTTCACCTGCCTTCCGCCCTCGGCGACGAGGCGGACGGAGACACGTTTCTGAGCCATGGATCAGTTTTCCTGACGAGCGGGACGAGGCTTGTAGGGCCGGGTTCATCGCTCCGGCCCCGGCGACGCCCGGCCACCGGACGCCATCTGTTCATTGAGCTTGCGGACCATCGCCGCCTCGATCTCGGGCAGGCATTCGGCGGCGATCAGCGGATCGACCCCGAGCGCCCGCGCCATGGCGAGCGCTGCCCCCATGTCCCAGCCGATGACGGCACCACCGCCTATGCCGGTCGCGATGCGAAGCTGTCCGGTCAGGCGTTGCGCCAGATCCCAGACCTGCCAGCCCTCATACGTCAGAGGCCGGTTCAGCCGCGCCGGGCAGTCCGGACACGGGCCTTGGCAGGCCGCGCAGTAGCTTTCGCCCCCGCCGAACTGCCATTCGGCGAGGGCGCGGAGGCGTTTTTTTCCGCATCCAGCATCAGATGCGGCGCGAGGCAGCGGGTCTGGAAGGCCTCGAACACCGGCCAGATGTCCAGAGCCGCGTCGATCCCTTCTGGTGTGACGGGAACGGGATTGCCGCCGGCATCGCCGACACCCTCCCAGCCGATGACCACGCGGCGGGCGACCGCCTTCGCCATGACCAGTGCCTGCTCCTCCCTGCTTGCCTCCTCGGGTAGTGCTTCCACCGCCGGATCGGTGCGGGCGGCGACCATGATCGCGGTGGTGACGGGCAGGACGTGCAGGCGCAGGCCAGCCCCGAGATCGAGCCATTTCGGCTCGGCGGAAAGATCGAGACGGATCATGGTCAGTATTCCTCGATGTCGTTGATCAGGGTGGCGGTGCACATCCGCCCGAGCGTGGCATCGCGCGCGGCCTGCCAGTCGAAGCTGGCCTGAACGCCCTGCGGCCCGCCGATCTCGATGCGCGGGCACGGCAGGTAGACGGCGTGCACGGTGAAGGTGAAGCTCTCGCCGGAAGGCAGCACGTAGGCGAACTCCATTTCGCAGGCCTCGCCGTTGATCGCCTGCGTCACCAGCGTCTGGTCGGCGAAGCGCACCTCGATCCGGCCGGTGAGCGCCGCGATGGACGGGTCCGCGCCGTCGATGCGCCCGTCCGAGCGGATGGTCTCGATCCGGTCGAGATTGTTGGCATAGGTGATCTCGGCCGAGACCACGTTGCCGAGGGCCGATCCGTTGCGGGTGATCGCCCCGTTGAAATGCCCGAAGCGCTTCAGCTCCAGCGCGGCCGGTGTTCCCGCGCTCGTCGTGGTCCCGACCGTCTCGCCCTGCGCGACCAGCCGCGCCGTCGCGGTCAGCAACCCCGAGCGCTGCATCTGCCAGGTGATCTGGTCGAGGACGCAGCCCGAATACATCGCGTAGCGCGGCACCTCGGGCATGCCGGTCTCGATCGACATGCTGGGCAGCGTCCACGACCCCGACTGGAACTCGTGTGTGTAGGGCGCTTCCGCACCCGTGGTCGTCGGCGTGCCGAAGGCCGCCTTCAGCCAGAAGCCGAAGGCCTCTGCGTCAAGGGGCACCACGACATCGCCATCGGCCGTCACCGCGTCCTTGATCGGCGCCAGCGGATCGCGGCCGTAGCCGAGAAGTTCGGAGTTGAGGAGCGGTTGCTCGGCGCCTAGCGACGTGCTGGCGAAGGGCATGCGAGTAAAGCCGCTCGCGGGCGGCGTTCCATAGGTGGTCTCGAACGCAAGCGCCATCAGCGCCCGCGCCCCCTGGGCTCGTGCCATGGTGTTCTCCTCGGGTTGTCGGGATCAGCCGAGCGGGTCGGCCGTGGAATAGTGCAGCACCACCGGGATTACGGCGGCCTTCAGGCTGGCCGCGCCCTCGACGGGCAGATCGACGGACTGTGGCGCTTCCGCCTCGACCCAGTCGCAGAGCCCGCCCAGTGTGCGGTCAGCGGCGAGTGCTGCGCCGATGCTGGCGGTCAGCGTGTCGAATGCGGCGTCTCGGTCGGCGCCTTGCACGACCGCCTCGATCTCGGCGCGGTGCTGGTAGTGGTAGCGCAAGGGCGAGAGCGTCACCTCGGGCTCGCCGGGTTCGCCGTCACGCAGGATCAGCAACCCGGCTGCCGGCACGCGTTCGGGCAGGACCTCGCCGCGCAGGGCGGTGGCGGGCAGCGCCGAGAGCCGCGCGTGCAGCGCGGTGAGGGTGGTTTCGCGGAGGGTGGGCATGGACGGTCCCTTCGATCTCCGAAGTGCCCGAGCATGGGCAGCTTGACCTTTGCAATTCTTGACAGTTTCAGAGCGCTTCCGGTAACTGGAGCCATGGGGATCCGCGAGCTCCCCACGAGGCGCCAGCCGAAGATCGCGTTCCTGTTCAACCCCGGCGACGGAGGAACGCACATGCCTGCGCCCAATGCCATTTCGTTCGACAAGCTTTCCCGCATCATCGGAACCCCCCGTGCACCGCTCCTGCTCGACGTGCGGTCCGAGGAAGATTGCGCCGCCGATCCGCGGTTGCTCCCTGGCGCCACCCGGATCGACGACCAGGCGCTGGCCGCCCTCGCGCCACAACTCAGCGGTCAGCCGTCGATCGCCGTCTGTCAGGCCGGCCACCGGCGAAGTCAGGGCACGGCAGCCTGGCTGCGCGCCGAGGGCTGCGCCTCGGAGTATCTCGAGGGCGGGTTCGAGGCCTGGCGCTCCGCCGGTCTGCCGCTGATCGATCCGGCGAAGCTGCCCGCGCGCGATGCGCAGGGCCGCACCATCTGGGTCACGCGCTCGCGCCCCAAGATCGACCGCATCGCCTGCCCGTGGCTGATCCGGCGCTTTCTCGATCCCCGCGCCGTCATCCTGTTCGTGGCGCCCGCCGAGGTGGTGGGCGTCGCCGAACGCTACAACGCGTCCCCCTTCGACATCGAGGACGTGTTCTGGAGCCACCGCGGCGAGCTCTGCACCTTCGACGTGATGCAGGCCGAGTTCGGCCTGAGCATTCCCGCCCTCGACCGCCTGGCCGCCATTGTGCGCGGCGCCGATACGGCCCGGCTCGACCTCGCACCCGAGGCCGCCGGTCTGCTTGCGGCTTCGCTCGGCCTGTCGCGGATGTATTCCGACGATCTGGAGCAGCTCGAAGCGGGGTTGCTGCTCTATGACGCCTTCTATCGATGGGCGCGGGACGCAACCGACGAGACCCATAACTGGCCCACGAACAAGCCGAAGGCCGACTGATGCAGGACCGCACATTCCCCTCCCTGGCCGAGGCCACCCGCATCTGGGCCCGCATCGGCCTCTTGAGCTTCGGCGGCCCCGCCGGACAGATCGCGCTCATGCACCGGATTCTCGTCGAAGAGCAGCGCTGGCTGGGCGAGAAGCGGTTTCTCCATGCGCTCAACTACTGCATGCTCCTGCCGGGCCCGGAGGCGATGCAGCTCGCCGTCTATATCGGCTGGCTCATGCACCGCACACTCGGCGGCATTATCGCAGGCGTCCTGTTCGTTCTGCCGGGCGTTGTGGCGATCATGGCGCTCAGCTGGATCTACGCGCTCTACGGCAATGTCGGACCGGTCGAGGCGCTGTTCTTCGGGCTCAAGGCCGCAGTGCTGGCCATCGTGGTGCAGGCGGTCATCCGTATCGGGACGCGCGCCCTGAAGAATGGCGCAATGGTCGCCGTCGCAGCAGCCTCCTTCGTGGCGATCTTCGGCTTTGCCGTGCCGTTCCCACTCATCATCCTGATCGCTGGCCTGATCGGGTTTTTCGGCGCGCGTGCGGGCCTGCCTGCGTTTCTTGGCGGCGGCGGACACGGCAAGGTGGGCAAGGTCCAGGTCGATGACGCCGATACCCTGCTGGGTGAGGAATCGCCGGATCACACGCGCGTCAACCGGGCTTGGGCCTTTCGCATCTCGGCGGTGTTCCTCGCGCTCTGGCTGGCGCCGGTCGCCCTGCTGTTCGCCGTGTTCGGTCCGGCCAATGTCTTCGCACAAATTGCGGCCTTCTTCAGCGTCATGGCCGTTGTCACCTTCGGCGGCGCCTATGCGGTGCTGGCCTATGTCGCGCAGGAAGCGGTTCAGAACTACGGCTGGCTCGCCCCCGGTGAGATGCTGGACGGTCTGGGCATGGCGGAGACGACGCCGGGCCCGCTGATCATGGTGACGCAGTTCGTGGGTTTCATGGGAGCTTTCCGCGATGCGAGTGGGCTGTCGCCATTGATGGCGGCAACGCTTGGTGGGCTGTTGACGACGTGGGTGACCTTCACCCCCTGCTTCCTGTCGATCTTCCTCGGCGCGCCCTTCATCGAGCGTTTGCGCGACAACAAGGTGCTGACTGCCGCGCTGACCGCCATCACCGCAGCCGTGGTGGGCGTCATCCTGAACCTCGCCGTCTGGTTCGGTCTGCACGTCGTCTTCGATGAGGTGAGAACCGTTACAGCGTTCGGCCTCGATCTCGATGTCCCCATCTGGTCCACGGTGAACCCGGCAGCTGCGGCACTGGTCCTTGCCGCGCTCGTGGTTGTGTTCCACTTCAAGCTTGGCCCGGTGCCGGTCCTTGTTGGTTCTGCGCTCGCCGGCATGGCGCTTGCGTTGATGGGCCTGACTTGAAGCATCTTTCGCTATCGCGCTGATCATAGCTTCGCGTCGACCCAGGTCGCCACGATCAGTCCCGGCACGCTGTCCAACACTCGGTCTGCATCCTTCGCCAGGTCCAGCCGCTTCGGCAGCTTGACCTGCGGCACCAGCAGGAAGATCGGCGCGGTGACGACGCCCCGGCCGGTCTTCGACCGCGAGGCCACCGCGCGTCCTTTCGTGTTCAGCCGTCCCTCGGCCACGAGCAGGCTCGGTCCGGTGCGGCGATAGACGAAGCGCAACCGCAGGCCGGTGCGACGTTCCCATTCGCCGGGAGTGATCCGGCCGCCGCGCAGGGACTTGCCTGCGGCGGGCAGCGGGATCGCGAGCCAGAACCCATCCTTCGAGCGGATCAGCGGGCCGGTATCGTGCGCACCAACGATCACCGGCGCCTTCGACCAGACCAACGCCGCCGCGCTTAGGCTGGGCTTGCCTTTCGGGAACTGCTCCGACCGGATGGTGCGGGCGAGCCGTGCCCCGAGCCCCGCGCCGGTGATCTGCGCGCGCCAGGCGGATTTCAGACCGGTCCCGGCATCGCGCATCGCCGTGGTGACGGCGTTCTGCCCGGCCTTCACCTCTGCGTCCATCAGCCTGACCAGATCGCCGACGATGCTGACGCCGAGTTTCATGCGGGCCTCAGGTCCACGGTCCAGACGAGCCGTTCGCGATCGCGGACCGGCTCGCCCTGGATGAGGAAGGCGTCGCCGTCGATCTCGATGCGGTCGCCGGGGCGTGGGGATGGAACCTCGGCAACGCGCAGGTCGATCCGGGTGGTCTCGGACCAGAGCCGGGCGTCGCCGAAGTCGGAGACGACATCCGCGCGCCTGGCGACGGCGCGCACCAGAAGTGGCGCGCCGCCGTCGGCGATGTAGACCGCCTCCTGACCGATGTTCGGATCGGCGAAGAGTGCGCCGACGGCGGCGGCGAAGGCGCTCATCAGAAGGCCGCGTTCAGGCGCACCCGGCCGATGGTGTCGCCCGCGCCGCTCGCCACCGCCTCCACGGCCACGCCGATGAGGGTGTTGTCGGTCGCGACCGTGGTGCAGCGTTTGTTGGTGTCGTCCCAATAGACCCTGGCGCCGACAGTCCAGGCCTGGGAGCCGACCTTGGTGATGTCGAAGACGCCGATGAGCGCGGTCTCGACGGGCTCGCCGAGGGCGGCCGCCCCGGCGGCAATGCCGAAGATGGTGCCGACGAGCAGGCCATCGCCGGAGACGACGGCATAGGGTGCGGTCAGGGTGATGGTGTTGCCGGGCTGGACGAAGTTTTTCATGGGAAGGATCCTCGTGGAAAGACGAAGGGCGGCCCGTCAGGACCGCCCGCATGTCAGGGTTCAGCATATTGGGGTGCTGGGCTTACGCGCCCGGGTTCTTGTAGAGGCCACGCCAGTCGATGGCCTTGGCGCCGAAGTCGAGGCGGCACTTGATCTCGACGCCATCGACATCGAAACCGTTGCGGGTCTCGATGTAGGCGCCCTGCTGGCCCTCGAGATAGGCGTACTCGATCGTGTCGATCTGGTTCGGGCTGGCGGCCAGATACCAGGCGGTCTCGCTGGCGGCGTCGAGCCGGGGCTCGCTGATCGGCGCCAGCGTCCGGATCGACTGCGGCACCACGCTGGAGGTCGCGGCGGGCACGAGGTTCTGCGCGACCAGCTGCTCGGCCTTCAACTCCAGCGAGGCGGGCACGATCAGGAAGGCGGGGCGGACGTTCAGCACCGTCTTCTTGTCGAGGCCAGTCTGCTTGGCCATGGCGGCGCGGGCCGCACCGACGCTGCTGACATCAAGCGCCGCGCCTGTGCCCGCGAGGTTCTTGTGGGTGGTGTGGAACAGTGCATTGCCGTCGGCCATCGCCGGGTTGGCGGTGATAATGCCCCAGACCACGTCCGACTCCAGCTGTGCGATGGAGTTGCCGTACATCGCCGGGATCCGGGTGAAGGCGTCGAGGTCGTCGTTGATCAGGGTCTGGCGGGTGATCGCGACCACCCGGCCATAGGTCTTGACCTTGTAGCTCTCCTTGCTCTCGCCGAGCGTGCCGCGCTTGAACTCGCCGCTTTCGCCAACCTCCAGAAGCTGCGGCGCCTCGCCGAGCTGCACCCGGTGCATCGCCTTGAAGTCGGTGGCGAGCACCTGGCGGCAGAACAGCATGAAGGTGCGGGGATAGGCCTCGTAAGCCTGTCGGAGGGTCTTGTTGGTGACCGCCGACAGGATCTCGGGAAAGTCCGAGGTCGAGTGCAGGGCCCGCGTCGCCACCTCGTCGCGCGACAGGCCGCGCGTGTTGACCCCGGCATTCCCGAGGCTTTCGCGGGCGAGCTCCAGCAGGGTCATGCCGCGGTACTGGCGCGCGGCGTCCTCCAGCTGGAACAGCGTCGGGCTGTAGCGGTGCAGGAGCGCGTTGGCCACCGCATCGCGGCGGGTGATGCGTTCGTCCCGGCCGCCGAGGGGGACGGAGACATGGGGGAAGGTTCGGGTCTCGTCCGACTTGGCGGCGACCTGATCAAGGATCAGGCGGCGGGATTCGTCGACGCTGACGCCGCGCTTGACCAGATCCTCGGCGAAGCCGCGCTCGAGGTTCAGCCGCCCGGCCAGATCGTAGATGGTGGAGACGCGATCGCGCTCGGCCTCGCGGGCGCGGGTGGCGACCGCCTCGGTGTCGGGCGCAGCGGGGGCATCGGTATTCTGAAGCTTCGGCTGGGTGCGGGTTTCCACTGCTGCGACCTTCGGGTCGGGCGCAGCCGCTTTCGGCTCGGTCATGGGGGTGTCCTCGGTTTCGACCGGCTCGGTCGGCTGGGGGTTGGCGGGGGTCGCGGCGTCACTCGCCGGAGTCTGGGTCTTGTCCGTCATCGGGATGGGTCCTTTCGGGCTGGAAGGGGCGTCCCGGCGGTGAAGGACGCAGTCATGAAGGGGATGCTGGGCGCGGAAGCCCGCCGCGGGGTCGGCGCCGACCGCGACGGCGGAGACCTCGAAGGGCGTCCAGTCCACCGCCCGCCAGAGTTCGCGGGCGGCCTCGGGCTTCGAGACCTCGAAGCGGTGGACCTGGTAGCCGATGGAGACCGCGCGGATGTGCCCGGCCTGGATGTCGCGCCAGATCGGCTCGACGTCGGCGCGCTCGCTGATCCGCACCAGCGCGATGCCCCGGCCGTTCTCGATCCGCGCCGAACCCGGCACGACCGAGCCGATCACCGCGTCGAGCGTGTCGAGCTCGTGCACCTTCAGGAAGGGCGCGCCCGCGTTCAGCCGGTCGAGCCGGACATGGGCCGGGTCGAGACTGAGCTCCTCATCATAAGGCTCGCCGAAGAAGGTGGCGCGGCGGACGCGTGCCCCGGCCGACCAGACCACCTCGACGGTGCGGCTGTCGGCATCGGCCGTGTTCGGCGCAAGCTCCGCCGACCGGCGCATGGCCGGCAGTTCGATCATCGTGTCCATGGGGTCAGTCCTGTTGGTCGGCCTGCGCCGGGTCGGTTTCATCCGCGTCGGCGGTCGGGTCGTCGGTGACCGGATCGGTGGTCTGGGCGCTGCCGGTCTTGGTGACACGGCGCGGGTCGCTGTCGAGCACGAGCCCCAGCGCGTCGAGCTTGGCGTTGGTCGAGGCGATCTCGGCCAGCACGGCGTCTGGGTTGCGGCCCTGTTTTGCGATCACCTCGGCCAGCGTCATGGTGCCGGAGCGGATCGACAGCAGGTTCGCCATCGCATCCTTCTGCGGATCGACCGCCTCGAACTTCGGAGGCGACCATTCGACCGGCACGGTTGGCGACGGGATCTGGCCCGCCGCCCACGCGGCCTCGGTGAACCAGCGCCAGACCGGCGCGCAGAACATCGGAATGAAGAGCTGCCACTGCACGGCGTCGATCTGGCGGCGGAATTCGACCAGCCCCGCCCGGATCGAGGAGTAGTTGACCTGGCTGAGATCGCCAGTCAGCAGCTCGTAGGGCACCCGGAACCCGGCCGAGATCGTGTGCAGGCTCGCCCGCTTGTATTCGCCATAGCCGCCTGTCGCCGATGGCTGGTTGAAGCGGATGTCCTTCCCGCCGCGCGCATAGGCGATGAGCCCCGGCTCGAACTGCTCGACCCGGTTGCCGTCGGCGTCGACCACGGAGGGCGCGATGCCCTGTTGCGCCTCGTCGTCGCCGAACACGATGGCGGTGACGCAGGCTTCGGTCTTCTTGCGGACCAGCTCGGCCACCTCGTAATCGTCGAGATCGCGCAAGGACCGGATCACCGGCGCACCCCAGGGAACGCCGCGCGCCTGCGTGCGCTGCTTCTCGTAGACATGGGCGATCTCGGTCGCCGGGACCGGGCGGCTCTGCAACCCGTTCTGCAATGCCCCGTAGGCGTCGCCGGGATGCTCCGCGTGCAGCCAGTAGGCCCGGCGCTTGCCAACCGGGTCGAACTCGATCCCCTGTACCAGCCGCCCCGCGCCGAGGGCGCCGGATTTAGTGGCGTCGAGGAAGTCGGCCTCCAGCACCTGCAGCTGCAGCGGTACCGGCAGACCATCCGACGACCGGCGCAGACGGCGGCGCACCAGCACTTCGCCAGCCTCCACCATCTCGCGGCAGATCAGCGTCTGCAGGCCGTAGAAGTCGAGCTGGCCGTCGGCGTCGCACTCCGCCGTCCAGCGCTCGAAGAGCGCGTCGATCTTGCGGTCTAGCGTGTCGTCGCCGCTCGCGGCGCGCGGCATGATGCCCGCGCCGATGATGTTGTTCACCAGCACTGCGACGGCCTTGGCCGCATGCGGGTTGTTGCGCACCAGATCGCGCATGCGGTCGCGCAACAGCGCCCCGGCGACGCCGATCTCGGTGTCGGCCGAGGAGCCCGGCGCGCGCCAGCCCTCCGTCCGCCGTCCGCGTGCGGCGCCATCATAACCGCGGGTCAGGGTCTCGAAGGCCTGACGCGCCATCACGCGCCGGGCCGCCATGCGAGGCGCCACCGTGGCGATGGCGTGGTCGAACCAGGTCGCCGACATCACCGGTCCCCGCGCGAGAAGCCCGCCAGCCCGGCGACCGGCAGCGGCCGCGTGGTCCCCGCGATGGCGCGCTCGATGGTCCGGATGCGGGCGAGGAGATCCTCGGCCGAGCCATAGTCGACGGATTTGCCATCGTAGCTGACCCGGGTCGTGCCGCTGGCGTAGGCCCGGCGAAGCGCCGAGAGCTCCGTTTCCGTCCAGTCGGTCATGTCAGAACCATCCTCCGCGTCGGCCCAGCCAGTCCGACTGCCGCTTTCCTTGGGGTGCGGATTGCGGTCGGTTGACCCGCCCCGCGCCATCCATTTCCGTTGGCGCGGCCCCGAGCTGATCCTCGAGATCGCGCCATTTCTCGTCGGGCCAGCGGTCCGCGCCCGCGATCCAGGCGGCGGCGCGGGCATAGACCCGGCAGTCCAGCGCCTCGTTCCGCTCGCGCAGCTTCTGCCATTCCAGCCGGGCGAAGCCGCGCTTGGTCCGCACCGTGACCAGCTGCTCGGCCACGAACTGCTTCAGCCATTCGTTCTCGACCCAATGCGGCAGATGCACCGAGCCGGGCGGAAACGCCGCTCCCTCGGCGATATCCTCATCGGTCGGGCGCGCCAGCCGCAGGAAGCGGTAGGTCTCGGCCTTGAAGGTCGAGACCGCCACGGTCCACAGCCGCGCGCCGCGCCGCAAACGCTTGCCGCCCTCGGTCGCGTCGACGAAGGTCGGCCCCGACACCGGGCTCGAGCGGTTGAACCCCTCGACGCCCTTGACTGGCGACACCTGTGCGAAGCCTTGGGCCCGCGACCAGGAGTAGACCGCCGGGGCCTCGTATCCGGTGTCGATGGCGAGCCGCGCGATCCTGAGATGCGCGCCGCGTTCGTGCGGCCAGGACCTGTCGAGAAGCGCGGTCAGTTCCGACCAGGCGTCATGCCGATCCGGCCCGCCCTCGATGACGACATGATCGACGAGCCAGCTTTCCAGCCCGCGACCCCAGGCCCAGACATCCACCTCGATCCGGTCCTTCTGCACGTCGGCCCCGGCGGTCAGGAACAGCCCGCCCGCGGGTACCGTGCCGGATGTCCAGCGCTCGCGGCGGTCATAGAGGCGCTGCCAGTCGGGCGCTTCGCCAGTCTCGACCCATGTCTCGCCGAGGATCGTGTTGCGGAACGCCTTGATCGCCTCGTCCGACCCCTGAGCCGCGTCCCACGCCCGCACGATCCGTTCCCAGCTCAGCCAGCCGATCGGCGAATAGAGCGCCGAGAGGTGATACCCGACCGTGGTCGGATCGGCGGCCGTGGCGGTCGCCCGCCATTCGCCGCCCTCCAGCATCGCCGTCTTGTGATGCTCCGCGATGGGCGTCTCGCAGCCCTCGCAGTGGTACTCCGCCGTCTCCGGGCGGCCCTTCTGCCAGCGCAGCCGGTCGAACTTCAGCCACTGCATCGCGCCGCAATGCGGGCACGGCACGAAGAACCGACGCTGGTCGCTGGCCTCGTATTCCCGTTCGATCCGGCTCAGCCCCCGGATGGTGGGCGTCGAGACCAGCAGCACCTTGCGCCGGTGGGCGAAGGTCAGCGACCGGGCCTCGGCCAGCGTCACCGGATCGCCTTCCTCGTCGGCAGACGCGGGATACGCGTCGACCTCGTCCAGAAAGATGTAGCGCGCCGGTGTGGACCGCAGCCCGACCGCCGAGTTCGCCCCCGTCATAATCAGGATGCCGCCCGCGAACTCCTTCGACAGCATCGTGTTGCCAGCGTCGCGGGATCGCGCCGGCTTGACCCGCTCCCGCAGCTCCGGGCTCTCGTCAATCAGCGGGTCGATCCGCTGCCGCGAGTTGCGCTTGGCCAGTTCCACCGTCGGCTGGACCGCCAGCATCGGCCCCGGCGCCTGGTGAATGGCGAAGCCGATCCAGTTGTTGCCCGCCTCGGTCGCCCCGACCTGCGCCGCCTTCATGAACACGATCCGCTGCGTGGGATCGCCGGGCGACAACCGGTCCATGATCTCGCGCATGTAGGGCGTGCGCACCGTGCGGTATCGCCCGGGTTCGGCCGAGGCGCGGCCCGAGAGCATCCGGTGCCGGTCCGCCCATTCCGAGACGGTCAGGTCCGGGTCGGGCCGCAGACCGTTGCCCCACGCGCGCAGGATCTCGCCCGCGCCGTCGAAGTCCGTCAGTGCGTCATCATCACCTGAAGTCGGGCCGGACCTCGGCGAGTTCGTCGAGGTGGGCGCGTACATGTTTTTCCAGGACCTTCTGCATCGCGGCTGGCTCCACGGTGATCTGCTGGCCGGTCGCTTCGCTGCATGAGGCCGAGAGCTCGGCCGCCATCAGCGCCGCCGCGCGCGCGGGCCAGTTCACCCACGTGTCCCGTTCCTCCCGCGCCAGCCGGAACACCAGCGCCAGCGCGCGGGCCCGCTCGATCAACTCCCCCTTCAGCTTCTGGAGCCGGATGCGCCGCTCCTGCGCCTTCAGAACCTCGTTCGCGGTCTTCGCCTGCAGGAAGGTCGTGCCGCCGCCGACGGCGGGGACTGCCAGACCCTGTTCGCGCAGCGTATCGCCGACCGCCGCCACCGCCGCCTCGGGGACGGGCTTCAGCTTCGGCGGGGGCGGCTTCCTCGTCTTCGACGGGTCCGTCGTCTCGGCACGCAGGGCGTCGCTGGCGGCCGCGTTTATGCTGCCGTCCGGATAGAGAACCAGCCGCTCGGCGGCCTTCGCCTTCTGGATCGCGCCCCGCGACAGCCCGACATGCGCGGCGTACTGGCGCTCGCTCATGCCCTGCATCGACGGCTCCGATTATCATTCAGAATCATGAGCTTATCGAGTTGATAAGCACGGCGGACAGAGCGAACGTCAATCCAACGAAGCGATGCAACTCGACCCAAGGAGCCAGCCCGATGACCCGCCGCGCGACCGATAACACGAAAGCCCTCGACGCCTTCATCGCCGCCAAGTCCGAGATCGACGCGATGCTGGAGCGGCTCGCCGCCCTGAGCGCGGACCATTTCGAGACCCACCCCGACGAGATCAACTGGGGTCATGTCGGCACCCTGAACCACTACCGCGCCAAGCTGCGCGAGATCACCGACATGGCCTTCAGGGAAGGCGAACACGCCGAGTGAGACGACCCGCTTCCGGTCCCGCCCGCCGACTGGCGGGCTCGGCCTCGTACAAGGGCCCGCATTCCGCGCGCCCCGATACGGGAGACGACGATGATCAAACTTTCCGACACCCAAGCCCTGATCCTGAGCGCTGCGGCCCAGCGGCCCGAGCACATCGCTCTGCCGCTGCCCGAGAGCCTGCGGGGTGGCGCCGCCGCCAAGGTGGTCGGCGCGATGCTCGCAAAGGGCTTCCTCGAAGAGGTCGACGCGGACATGCGCAAGGGAGAGGCCGTCTGGCGCGAAACCGGCAACGGCCACGGCGTCACGCTGGTCGCCACCGACGCAGGCTTCGCCGCCATCGGGATCGAGCCCGAGGACGCGAACCCCGCGCCTGCGGGCGCGACGGACGCGCCGACCGAGGAACCGGCGCCGGACACCCCGACCGGGACCAAGACCGCGCCCAAGGCGCGCACGCCGCGCGAGGGCACCAAGCAGGCCACGCTGATCGCCATGCTGCGCGCGCCGGACGGCGCGACCATCGGGGAGATCATGGCCGCGACCGGCTGGCAGTCGCACACGGTGCGCGGCGCGATGGCCGGGGCGCTGAAGAAGAAGCTCGGGCTCGAAGTGACCTCGGAGAAGGTCGAGGATCGGGGGCGCGTGTACAAACTCCCCGCAGCCTGACGCACCGGACCCCGACAAGCTGATGACCGCCGTCCCTCCGGGGCGGCGGTCGATCATTTGGCGCTCCGCATCCGGATCGCCTCGAACACCCGCCGCAGGACGAAGGACCGCGCGATGCTGACCACGGTGAACACCGCACCCATCTTCAGGTTCTGCGCCAGCGTCGTGTGCAGCCCGAAGACCGGGAAGATCAGGATTTGCGTGACGACGGCAACGCCGTAGCCGACGACCACGTTGGCGACGGACTCCACCAGCGACATGAGGCGGGACTGCTTCATGCCGCTGCCTCATCCATCGGCCAGCAGTTCAGCTGCCAGTGTTCGCAGCGCATGCGCTGCAACCAGCGGGACCACTCCGTTGCCACAGAGCCGAAGCCGGTCCACCCGGTGGGCCAGCCCATCAGCGCCTCGACGAACAGCGGGTTCAAGGTCCGGCGCGGCTCGGAGGTATCGCTCCCAGCCAGCGGCGTCACCAGGACCTGGCGGCCAAGCAGGCCGTTCACCGGGGTGTTCGCCAATGTCGTCGCCCCGTCCTTGTGGTCCCGCGCCGTCGGCGTCATCCACATCCCCGCCGCATGGGTCAGGTCGGCTGTCCGCCGGTTGCCCGCGCTCGGCTTGCAGCCGTCGTTCGCCATCGGAGTCGGCCAGTCCCGCGCCATGCCGTCCAGACCCTTCTCGTGCTTCCGATCCCCGCTCCGGCTGCGAAAGCTGTCCGTCTGCGGCGTCAGCCACATCGCGACTGTCGTCGCGAGGTTCATGCCGTGCTGGCCCGCAGCCTGCGATGGCGTCGGTTTCGTTTGCCGGTTCTCGTTGGCGCTGGCCCTCGGCGTCGGCCAGAGCCGCAGCAGTTCCGTCCGGTTCCCGCCACTCGACCGGGTGCCAGAGCAGGCGCGCGGGGTCGGCCAACTCGTCCCCCTCGCGGATGGCGAGGATGAACAGCCGTTCGCGCTTGTGGGGCGCACCGACTTCCGCCGCAGTGAAGAGGCCTGCCGCAAGGCGGTAGCCCATGCCGACCAGTCCTGCGGCGACTTCGGGGAAGCCGAGGCGGAGATGATGGGCGACATTCTCGAGGAAGACGAAGGGCGGCTCGACTTCGCCGACGATGCGGGCGACATGCGGCCAGAGGTGGCGCGGGTCGTCCGCGCCCCGGCGCTTGCCCGCGACGGAGAACGGCTGGCACGGATAGCCCGCAGTGACGATGTCCACCGCTCCGCGCCAAGGGCGGCCGTCGAAGGTGGCAACATCGTCCCAGACAACAGCCTGATCCAGGGTCGCGTCTTCCATCCGCGCCACGAGAGTGGCTGCGGCGAAGGTTTCCCGTTCGACATGGCCCACAGCACGATATCCGGGGATGGCGATGGTGAGCCCGAGATCGAGCCCGCCTGCGCCGGAACAGAGCGAGAGGCCGAGGAGGCATGCGTCTCCGGCTCCGGAAGTGTCTCCGGAGGAAGGTAGAGCCAGGTCATGCATGTCACGCGGCGGTCTTGCGCTTTCGCGCGGGTTCGGGAGCGGCGTCCGTGTCCAGCGCGTCGGCCGGGGGGTCGGCGTCGTTGCCCAGTCGCTCGGTTCTCAAGTGCGCAAAGGTCCGACCGTCGCCGTCGAGGATTGCGTCGCGGCCCGACTCGGCCTGCCAGCGCTCCACGGCGACATCAACATAGGCCGGGCTGATCTCCATCGCGAAGACGCGGCGGCCATTGGCCTCGCCCGCCATGATCTGCGAGCCGGAGCCGGAGAACGGCTCGTAGCAGAGGCCGCCCCGCGCCACATGCTGGCGCATCGGGATCCCGAACGCGTCGAGCGGTTTCGGCGTCGGATGGTCGGGCCGCTCGTCCTTGGCGAAGGACGGCATCTCCCACGTCGAGGGCAGCGTCTGATCGGCGACCTTGGGCGGGCGGTTCGGGCGGCGCCAGCCCATGAAGCAGGGCTCGTGCTTCCAGAGGTAATGCGACCGGGTGAGCACCCCGCGGTCCTTCACCCAGATGATCTGCTGGTGGACGAAGGCCCCGGCCTTCTCCCAGCAGGCTTCCAGCATCGCCTGGCGGCGCGAAGCGTGCCAGCAGTACCAGGCCGCATCCTCGGTGATCGCCTCGGCCACGGCCGCCGAGATGAACCCGTCGTAGAGTTCGGCCCCCTGCGAACTGTCGTCCCAGGTCGTGCCGTAGGACGCCGACCAGTCCTTGTTGCGGGTCGGATGGTTCGAGCCGTCGTAGTCCACCAGATAGGGCGGGTCGGTCGCGAACAGGATCGCCCGCTCGCCATTCATCAGTCGGCGCACATCGGCGGCGCTGGTGCTGTCGCCGCACAGAAGCCTATGGTCGCCAAGGATCCACAGATCGCCCGTCCGCGAGGCGGGGTTGCGCGGCGGTTCGGGAATGGTCACAGGGGGCACAGAGCCCCCGGCGCCACCTACTTCACCGTCCCCCTCCGGCACGAAGGCCAGCAGCTTGTCCAACTCGCCATCCGAGAACCCGACCAGCGACAGGTCGAAATCCTTGGCCAGCAAATCGTTCAATTCCGCCGACAGCAGCGCCTCGTCCCAGGTGCCGAGCTCCGTCAGCTTGTTGTCCGCGATGCGGTAAGCCCGGCGCTGCGCCTCGGTCAGATGCCCGAGCACGATCACCGGTGCCTCAGTCAGCCCCAGCTGCGTCGCGGCCAGCACGCGCCCGTGGCCTGCGATCAGTTCGCCGTCGTCGCCGACGAGGCAGGGCACGGTCCAGCCGAACTCGGCCATGCTGGCGGCGATCTTGGCGACCTGGTCCGCGCCATGCGCTTTCGCGTTCTTCGCGTAAGGCTGGAGGCGCGACAGCGGCCACATCTCGATCGCGTCCGGGGCGAAGCTCAGCGTCATGGTGGGCAAGGTTCCTCGGTCGGGTGGATGCCGGTGGCTTCCGGACTCCGGATGCCGCGCCGGACTCCAGGCGGGGTCCAGCGGCCACCAGCGGTGTCCGGTCGGAAGGCCAGCGTTCATTGGTGTTTGCGCGGGGCGCGGATGGGTCCGGCTTCCGGGTGGCTTCCCAAAAATCCGGCCCTGTCACTGGCGATGTCCCGCGCTTCGCCCGCCAGCATACGATTATCGCCAGGAAGGAACCGGAAACTGCCGTGGCCTGGACCCCGACCGGACCCTCGCTGGATACCGGGGTCCAGAAGGCCCCCATCAACGCAAAGGGGAGAGCGAGCTTTCCAGCGCACTCTCCCCATCTTGCCTTCGGAATAGCACGATCATGTTGCAGATGTCGAAGGAAAAAGTGTTGCAACACATTGGAGTCACTGAGCATTCAGGCGCGCAGCGATCTTCGTCAGCGCCAGCTGCCAGCGACGCCAGGCGGTCGTGCGGTCGCACCCCAGCTCGCCGCTGATCTGCTTCCACGGCACCCGGGCCGCCCGCGACCAGACCAGCTTGCGCTCCGCTTCCTCGATCCAGAGCACCCAGTCGAAGGTCTGCTCGAGCCGGGTGATCGCGGCGGCCGAGGGCCACACCCGCATCGGCTGCGGCTCCATCGCCGCGATCTCGCGGCTGGTGCGCACGATGTCGGGCCAGGTGTTGAAGTAGCCCTGCGCCTTCACCGGCGGCAGCTTGCGCAGGGTGCGGAACGCCTCCTCGAAATGATCGGCGACGCAGTTGGCGGTCCATTCGCGATCAGCCATGGCGTGCCTCCCTGTCGGACGGGCGCGGGCCGTAGAGCTTCTCGCCGAGCTGGCGGACCAGTTCACGCTCGGGCCAGGTGAGGCGGTCGTCATCGGCCGAGACCGCTAGGACGCCCTGTTCCTGCCAGCCCTCGCGCTTGACCTGTTCGGGATCCCGGCGGCGGCCGCCGTAGCCGTGGGGATGCCATCTCATACGACACCTCCGTTCGTTTCGATCGCCCAGAGCAGGATGGCGATGGCGTCGGCCTCATTGTCGTCGGCCGGGCTGAAGCCGCGAGCGCGGACGGCGGCGACCATGGCGGCCTTGTCGGCGTTGCCCTTGCCAGCAGCGTGGCGCTTGATCGTGCCGACCGGGACGCCCTCGTAGGGCACGCCGCGCAGCTCGGCCCATGCGGTCAGCGTGGCCATGAGCCCGCCGTAGATGTGGCTCGCGTCGGTGCCCGCGTGGCGGCGGACTTCCTCGAACCAGATGGCGGCGACAGGACCGGAGAGCCGGTCGATCTCGGTCAGCCAGTTGGTGAAGCGCAGGTAGCGCATGCCGCCGCCGTCGAAGCGGCCCGGGCGCAGCGAGACGGTGCCGCTGGTGATCAGACCGTCATGGCCGCGGATCGCCCAACCGGTCGAGGTGCCGAGGTCGAGCGCGAGAATGCAGCGGTTGCGGGGAGTGTCGAGCGGCAGCGATTCAAACCTTGCGCCGTCGCAATTCGGGATCAGAGTCGGCTGAGCCATGATGGGTCTCCTTTGCCGGTGGCCTGTGGTGGTGGAAGACGACGGCGGTCTGGTGCTTGGCGGTACGGGGCCGCCGTCGTCGGATCGGAAAGCACAAGGGAGCGTCACGGCGGCGCGCGCGGCTGGCCCGGACGTATGGGAGGAGTGGCCAACCCTGTGGGGTGGCCCTCCCATACGTAGTATGGGGGTTTGACACCTAACTGTTCCGAGGCGTTCAAGTGGCTGAAATCATTGCGGAATAAGACTTCATGAAGTCTTCGGGCATGAGTCAGGGACCTAACTCTTAGTTTCCCGTAAGCCGTTGATTTCATTGAGTGCACAGTTGGCGCTGTCATATGAGTCAGGCCTCACTCATATGAGTTAGGTCGTCTTCGAGCCCCTCCGGGTAGACCCAGACGGCGGGGTTTTCGACCTGCAGGCAGAGCCCGGACTGGGGGCATTTGAAGTGGCTGGGCAGGACCGGACGGGCGCTTGTGGTGACCTCGCCGGTGTCCGGATCGACCTCCTCGACGGGCGCGCCGAACTGCATGCCCTCGACGCAGAGGTAGCCGAACCGCGATCGGGTGACGGGGAAGCCGAACCCCGAGGGGTCGCGCAGGAACTTCACGAAGCCCTTGGTCGCCAGCACGCTGAGGCGCTCACGGATCGTGTGCTTGCTGCCCAGACCGCCCCGGTTCTCGAAGGTCTCGGCGAATTGCATCGCGGTGTAGAGGCGCTCGCTCGCCGCCTCGTCCAGCAACATGCCGAGGATTACATCGTGCTTGCGCAGCCGCTCGGCATCGAGTTTGGCCCCGACCTCCTTGCGCACCAGGCGCTCGTTCAGCGGGTTCAGCTCGACCCACTCGCCCTTCACCTTGTCGATCAGCTTCCCCGGCAGCGCGGGGCCGTTCCGCAGCTCGATCTCCAACCTGCGGACACTGCTGTCCTCGTCGGGCCGGTGCATGAGCAGCCCCGAGGTGTAGAAGCCGCGCAGCGCGCTGGCGCCGGAGAGCGCGAGGAAGGGATCGTCCTTGACCTGATGCTTGGCCGCCTTGCGGGTATGGTGGGCCAGGATCACGCCTGCGTCCGGATTGACCGCTTCGCGCAGGAGCTCGACCCGGTCCTTCAGGAAGAACATCATGGCGGTGTTGTCGTTCTCGCCGCCCCCCTCGGGCCCGCCGTCGAAGAGATTGCGGATCGGGTCGATGACGATGATGTCGGGCGGCGCGTCGGGGAATGCGGCCCGGATCGCCTCGGCCACGCGGGCGACGCCCTCCGCGTCGAGCAGCAGCTTCAGTTTCGGCGTGGCGATGAAGGTGTCGCGCGCGGCGGCGATCACGGCGGCGGGCAGCGCGATCTGCTGCATGCGCTCGCGCAGATAGTGGTACTGGATCTCGGCCTGCAGGTAGAACACGCGCAGCGGCCGGGGCGGCGTGAAGCCGAGGAACGGCACGCCAGCGGCCATGTGGACGAGCCAGGAGATCAGGAAGTCGCTCTTGCCGACCTTGGGCGCGCCGCCCAGCACGAGGAGCCCGCCCGGGGTCAGCACGCGCGGCCCGATGACGTCCTCGGGCATCGGGCTCGTGTCGTCGAGGAGTGCGCCAAGGCTGAAGGTCGGCAACGGGATGGTCGGGGCATCGGCATGGGCTGCGCGCAGGAGCGGCGGGCCATTGCGCTTCACATGCAGCGCCCAGAGGCGTTCGGACTCGGCCTGCAGCCGATCAAGCGGCCAGGACGGGCGCAGCATGGCGGCGTTGTAGCCGCAGATCGCCTCCCAGCCCGCGAACGGGTCGAGGCGGCCCTCGTGCACCAGGCGCACGTAGTGGCCGATGGCGGCGCTGGCCCCCTGGAACCGGGACCAGTCGTCGACCGCGCCTTCGCGCACCGGTGTGGTGAGCACCGCGTCGATGCCGGGCTTGGCCTGCGGGGCCGAAACGTCGCTGGCGAAGCCCACGCCTGGCAGCGGCGGCATCTCGGCGACCCGTTCGGCGAAATCCGCAAGATCCACCTCAACGTCGCGATGTTCGCGGATCTGCACGAGGCGTTGATGGCCGTGCTTGTGATAGACGGTGCCTGGCACACGGATCGGCTGGTGCGCCGAGCGGAAATGCGTGTCGCCGCCGACCTTCACGGCGATCTCGCCGCGCAGGCGGCAGAGGGTGGCCAGGTCCTCACCTTCGACGGGTTCGGTCAGTTTCCACCAGACATGAAGCTTGGCCGCACCCTCGGGCGTCCTCCCACCGCTCTCGATGATCAGCGAGGGCGTGCCGAGGTGGCGGGTGACATGGTCCAGCTTGGCCGGGATGTCGCCTGCGTCGAGATCGACGACGATGGCCTGCATCTGCAGCACATCGGCGGCGCGGGCCTGGCCCTGTTCCTCGACCGTGCCGGGAATGACATAGACGGCGGCACCTTCGCGGTTCGCCCATCCGGCGAAAGTTGCGAGTTTCTCGGGCGCAGTGTCGTCGGCCGGGATCCAGATGTTGTGCGGCTTGCCGTCCCGGCCCTGACCCTTGTCGACGAAGCCGCGGAGCGGGATCAGCCCCTCGCACCAGCTGAACACGGTGTCGAGAAAGACGGCGATCTGCTCGGGGTCGGGGTCGCAACCGAACGGGTTCTCGGACGGCGGGCCGTCGTTGAAGTCCATCCACGGGTTGAAATGCAGGATGCCGTCGTCGCTCATGCCGACAGCCCCCAGCAGCGCTCGGACCACGGGCAGAAGCGGCATTCGAAGAAGTCGGGCGTGGTCGCGACGCGTGGCAGAAGCTCGCCCGCATCGGTCGCCTGCAGGATCCGCACGCCCCGGTCGGACATGCGCTGCGCGAGATCGGCGTCGAAGGGCACCAGCTCATGGTGAAGCTCGGCGGTGTCCTTGTTGATCGCGGTGAACACGGCGGGCGCGGCGCTGATACCTGGCACGCTCGCTTCCATGTAGGCCTGATAGACCGCGATCTGGGCGGCGTAGACCGGCTTGGACTTGGTCACGCCGTCCTTCACGCAAGCGCGCCAGTTCTTCGCGTTCATCGTCTTGCATTCCCAGAGCGCGGGAACGGCCAGACCGAAGCCTTCGGGCCCGGCGGCGACGATCCCGTCGACATGACCGCGGATGCGCCCGCCCGCGACCGAGAAGCCGAACTGGCCGCCATCGGGACGGTTGCCCTTCCGGGTGTAGAGGTCGAAGCCCGCGCCGCGCAGCCAGGCGACGGCCAGATCCTCGAGCGCGTGGCCGATGGCGAAAATGCGCAGCGATTGGCCGCTGAAGTCCTGGCCCTCGTCCTTCGGCGTCGCCGTGAACTCGAACTGCAGCGCCCGCTCGCAGGCATGGCCGAGGCGCGAGCCGCCGAGATAGTCGCGGGGCGGCCGCGTGGCCTGATCGGCGGTGAGCGCCCGATCGACGGCGGCGTTGACCCGGTCGGCGAAGCTGGGGCGATGATTGTAGTCGAGGGTCAAAACGGCACCTCCGGCGTCTGCGCCCGGGCGACGTCGGACATGGCCTCGCGGAAGCCCTCGACGGCTTCCTCGATCAGCGCGCGCACGTGCGCCTCGGTGAGTTCGGCAAGCGGGGTGGCCCAGCCGATCTCGTCCATCAGCAGCGCGACGCGCTTCATGGTGGCGGTGATCGCGGCGCGCTCCTCCTCGGTCAGGTCAACCATGGCGAAACGCTCCCGCGCCAAGCGCGTCCAGAAGGACTGGCAGGGCATCGAGCAGAACCAGACCGATGGCCGGGGCCGCTTCGAACGGTGCGGATCGAACCAGCCAAAACCACGGGTGGGTTGCCGGCAGACAGCACAGAGCGTCCCACGCGGATGCCAGAGCCGCCGCCGGTCCTCGGCGGTGATGGGGGTGGATGTGGGCATGGGTCATGCCGCCCTCCGTTCGGGAGAGGCCGCCGTGTCGATCAGCTGGCGGATGGCGCGCTTGTTGAAGCCGAAGGTCATCAGCGCCGAGGCGCGGTAGCGCGTCAGGCCGAAGTCGTGGCGGCACTCGGGCGGCAGGTACTGCAGCTGCTTCTCGGCTGGCGGCTGGCGGAGCCAGGAACGGGTCTTGAAGGCGCTCTCGTCGGTCTCGTGCGTGTTCAGCCAGTCGTCGGCCTGCGCGAGGCAGACCGTGCGCTCGCCCACGCCGAGCAGATGCGGGCGTTCGCCCTTCGCCCCGCCGATGGCGTACCAGACCCCGTCCAGCCAGAAGATGCCGCCCCAGGCTGCGAAGCCCGTGGCCATCAGCGCGTCGTCCGTGCCGTAGAGGTCGACCCACGCGAAGCTGGACCGCTTCAGCAGGTCGATCTCGGTCATCATGAAGCCAGAGAGCGGCGCGGCGGCCCCGCCTTCGCCTGCATCCAGATCCTCGCGCGGGAACGCCTCACCGCAGAGCGGGCACTCGGTGGCGGCCAGCGGGATCTCCGCCTCGCAAGCAGGACATGTCTTCGTCGGCGCCTCGCCGGTTTCGGTCTTGCCGTCGAGATCGACATCCTGTTCCAGCGTGCCGTGGATCAGGCTCGAGGTGCCGAAATCCAGCACGATGCAGTCGGTCTTGACGATGCCGGGATGTTCCTCGGGATCGACGGTGCGCAGCCCGCGCCCGACCATCTGGATCATCGTGGACTTGTAGGAGCTGGGGCGCAGCAGCACGACGCAGGAGGTGGGCGGGTGGTCCCAGCCCTCGGTCAGCACCGCCACGTTGACGACGACGCGGATGTCCCCCGTGGCGTAGTCGGCGAGGATCGCCTTGCGGGTCTCGGCCGCCAGATCGCCGTGGATCAGCGCAGCGGAAACGCCCGCCGCCCTGAAGGCGTCGGTGACGTGTTCGGCATGCGCGACGGTGGAGCAGAACACCACGGTCTGCCGGTCGCCCGCCTTTTCCTTCCAATGGCGGATCACCTCGTCGGTGACAGGGGCGCGGTCCATGATGCCCGCCACCTCCGCCATGTCAAAATCCGACATGGTCTTGCGGACCGAGCGCAGCTCGTCCTGCACACCCACGTCGATGACGAAGGTGCGCGGCGGAACGAGATGGCCCGAGGCGATCAGCTCGCCCAGCCGCACCTGGTCGGCGACATTGTCGAAGACCTCGCGCAGGCCCTTCCTGTCGCCCCGGTTCGGCGTCGCCGTGACCCCGAAGATGCGGGCGTCGGGATTGGCCTCGCGCACCCGGTCGATGATGCGGCGGTAGCTGTCGGCCACCGCATGGTGCGCCTCGTCGACGACCAGCAGGTCGAGGCGCGGCATGTCGGCGAGGCTCATAGCCCGCGCCAGCGTCGGAACCATCGCAAAGGCGACCTGGCCGTTCCAGGATTTCTCAGTGGCGTCGATCACCGAGGTAGCGACGCCCGGCACCACGCGCTGGAACTTGGCGCGGTTCTGCGCGGTCAGCTCGTCGCGATGCGCCAGCACGCAGGCCTTGGCGCCCGTATTCTTTGAGAGGGGGCCGATCATCTCGCCGGTAACCGCCGAGAGCATGATGGTCTTGCCCGCGCCGGTGGGCGCCACGCCCAGCGTGTTGCCGCGGGAAGCGAGCGCAGCCACGCTGCGCTCGACGAAGGTCTTCTGGCGGGGGCGCAGGCGCATGGCCGGTCTCCCCCTTACTGCGCCCAGCTCGGCCGACCCGCGGTGCCGGGGGCGGACGCGGGCTGACTAGGCTGGGTGGCCGTGGTGGGCTGCTGCGGGGCGTGGCCCTGCGCCGGGGCGGCGGTGAACTGCGGCGCGATCGTGCCCATCAGCGCGGGGTAGTCGCGATGTTCGGGGGTGACTGCAGCGCGGATCTCGTTCTTGTCCTCGCCGTTGGTGTCGGTGCCGATGTCGATGCGGGCGATGAACTCGACGCCGTCGAGATCACCGAACCCGTTGATGCGGCGGCGCGCCTGCGCCTCGGGCGAGTTGTCCTTGTCGGACACGCCGCGCGCGGAGTTGAGGATGCCGCGGATCAGGCCGCGCCCCATGTTCGCCCAGTCCGGGCCCTTTGGGCTGTAGAGGCCGATCAGCGACCAGACCTTGCGGCGGGCATAGGGCCCTTCGACGACGGTGTATTCGGCGTCGAGATAGACGGCGCCGGTGGCGGCGCGGCGCGCCCAGCCGCCGGTCCAGCCCTGCGAGGGGTCATCGAAGCCGCCGGGGCGCAGGGTCAGGCGCACCTTGGCGAGCGTGCCCTTGGGGATGACGTTGGTGTTGGATTGGGCGGAGTTGAAGTCGTTCCAGGGTCCGGACATTGCGCGGCTCCTTTCAGTTGGAGGATGGGACGCGCAGCGGCGTCAGTGGGGAAAAGCCACCCCGGCGACCGGATCGGGACACGGGGCGTGGCGAGAGGCGCTCAGCCATGGCCGGGCTCCTGCGCGGGCGCGGGATCGGCCGGGGTCACCGGCGGCCAGGTCAGGCGTTCGGCGGCAGGCGCTGCGGGACGCTGGATCTTCTCCATCAGCCGTCCGAGATGCGGGGCCTCGACCATGTCGAGGCGGCCCGAGCGGTCCTTTGCCGGAAAGCCCCAAGGGTTCAGCGTCTGGCAGACGAAGGCGCGCTGCGGCTGGCCGTTGGCATCGGCGATGTCGGCCATGGTGATGACCTGATCCACGATGCCCGGCAGTTCGAGCCCGGTCTTCGAGCCGTCGATCTGCGGCTGGAAGACCTTGCGATTGAAGTCGTCGAGCCGCTCGTCGAGGATTCCTACGAACCAGACATGCTTTCCGCGCGTGTGCTGCAGGTGGGTCAGCCAGCCGATCATCTCGCGGCCGTGCAGCCCGTAGGCGCCGCGGATGTCAGGCTTGCCGGTTTTCTCGGAGAACGCTTCGGGCTGGCCGCGGCACCACTGGAAACAGAGCCGCCCGGCCACGGTGATCGAGTCGATGAAGACGGTCTCGTACTTCTCGATCACCGTCGGATCGCCGTAGCGCCCGCAGACCTCGTCGAAATGCGCCTGGCTGTAGGGCTGGTCCTCGCGCAGCGCCGGGTTCGGGCCGCCGATGAACACCGCGAAATCGCGGCATTCCCTCCAGGTGCGCGGCCGGAGCGTGTCGATCTCCAGCCCCTCGACCGCCAGATCCCCGGCTTCGAGGTCGAGGAAGAGCGTGGTCGAGGCGTTCAGCGTCCAGAGCAGGCTGGTCTTGCCGATGCCGGACCGGCCGAAGATGACGCCCTTGATGCCCTTGCGTTGCGCGAGCCGTTCGTCGGCGCCGATGATGGGAAGGGCCATCACTGGCCCTCCTTCTTCATCACTGCAGCGGCGGCGCGATCTGCGCCGATGCACCCGGCCTCGCGGGCGAGCTTGTAGAGCCGCTTCAGCGCATCGGCGCGGCGGTAGGCCACCGTGCTCTCACGCTCCGCCTCTACGATCGCGAAGGCGATCTCGTCGACGCTGGCCTCCACGACCGGCAGCGGCTCGCGCGGCTCGTCACCGGGGCGCTGTGGGAGGGAGATGGTCTCCGGGAGGTCTTCGAGGGCGTAGCTCGCCTTGCGAAGACGGGTGATGTCGTCCGGCTGGTCCGGCATGGCTTTTCTCCGTGAGATGAGGTGATCGAGGAGGCCCATCACGCGGCCTCGCGGACGTCGGGCGCGGGCTCGGCGACGTAGATCGCCAGCAACGGCGTCCCGTCGGCATGGGCGCCGGCGTCCTCAATCTGATAGTTGCGGTTGGGCTCGCAGACCTCGGTCAGCTCCCAGCGGCGATAGAGCCCCGGAAGACGCCTGAAATCCTCGAGCGACAGATCGGCAGTGCGGTTCATGCGTGTCTGCTTTCGGTTGGAGGGAAGGCGCTCGGGGCGCTCGAATGGGAAAAGCCACCGGCGGGACCGGATCGGGACATCGGTTCAGGGGATTTCCTCGAGGGCGGCGTGCAGCCGGCGCATGGCGCGCTGGTACCGCTTGCGGGCGGCGGCCTCGGTCAGGCCCAGCTCGACGGCGACCTCGGCTTGCGAGAAACCTTCGATGGCCACGCGGATCACGAGAAGGGCGTCATCGCCGAGCAGCTTCCGCACGGCGCCGTTCAGTCGCGCGTACCCGGCCGCGCCGATCCCGCTGTCACCGCTGTCCGCCACCTCGTCGGGATCGGCGCTGCTGGCGAGATGCTCGCGCGCCGTGTCGCGCTGGCGCACGCGGATCATGTCGCGCTCGACGTTGCGCAGCACCGTGGCCGCGATCCAATTGACGCGCCTGAGATCGAGGCTGCGGACTGCCTCGGTGGTGCGCGCCAGCACGTCGGACGCGACCTCGTCGGCGGTGCCGAGCCTGCGCCAGAGCGACCGGCGCCGGATGGCGTCGAGGCCGGGCCAGAGCGCGAGCAACAGCATCGTCAGCGCGCAGTCGGACGCGGGCCCGTCGCCCTGCGCCGCCCCTACCAGCGCGGCGAGGATCAGGTTTTTCCGGGCGGGATCGCCGGGGGTGCGATGCAGCCTGTCCAGCAGGGCCGCCGGATCCCGGAACGGTGTGAGGGCAGCCTGCGCACGCCGGATGGCGTCGAAACTGCGTTGGAAGTGAAGCTTGGAAGATGAATCCGTAAGGTGATCGCGGATCGCGTGCCACGCGATGGACATTGGACGCCTGCCTTGCGGCCAGGCGTCCGGCGCCTTCTCGTGGCCAGGTCAGGACGTCGCGCGTCTCTGCGATTTCAGGGGGTTGGGTGAATGCGCGCGTCAGCGCGCGGGTGCGGTCGCGTTGTTGAGCGTGCCGCAGCCGCGGCAGGTGGCCTGCACCGGGAAGCCCACGAGATACTCGTGCCCCCGCGCGAAGCGCAGGTGCATGCGGCCGTCCCGGCAGACGCCGAGCAGCTTGTCACAGCGCGTGCAGCGCCATTCCGAGTTCGATGTGGGGGGCTTGGTCGTCGCGGCGCCGGACCAGCTCGTCGAGACTGCCTGGCGCTGGGAGAAGGGAGTCGGCATGGAATGCTCCTCTGATGTGGAGCACTCCCATTGGCCGGAGGAATAGGAGCTAGTCAGACCCCCCAATCGGAGCCGGATCGGAGCCGGCTGTCAGATTGCGATCTCCCAGGTCCCTTTGCCGGGGCTTCGCAGGAAGTCGGCCTTCAGCTTGTTCCAGAGCGGCTGCTTGAAGATGTTCGACAGGGATTGGTCCTCGGCGATCCCTCTGACGAGGTCTTCTGTTGCCATAGGCATCGGGCCTGCGTTGTGGGCGTCGACCAGTCGCTGGATGATCCCGATGCGGTTCTCCCCCTTGATGTCGATGGTGCCTTTCCCCGGAACGAAGAGGGTGGCGAAGTTTTCTCCGGACAGCGTCAGGTCGACGGTCTGGCCGCCGCGGGCCAGTATCCGATGGCGTCGGAACACGGATCGGAGCTTGTCTGCGACCAACGAGATTTCGGCTTGATTGGTGTCGATCTGATCGACAAGCGGCGTCAGAACGTTGGCCGCCAGGCACGGCCCGAGAGCGTTGCCGGCCTGAAGGACGAGCCCGAGACCGAGGTTATGGCGCGCCCGAAGCTCCGTATCGACGGCCGACCGCACCTTCTCCCGGTCGAGACCGCGCGCGAGGTAGATCGGAACGTCCCCGCCATCGACGTGGAGCGTTCCGAGGTAGAGGAGATGATCGGTCAGCTTCTCGATGGCAGGTGCATCGAGCACTTTTTCAAGACGTGCCTTCAGGTGTTGTGCGACCCAGCCGTCGCGCACCCGATATATCCTGTAGCGATCCGGGTTGCCCGCAGGCGTCACCTGTCCCTCGGCGACCTTGAGATCGGCCACCTTGCGGTCGCCATCCTCCGCATCTCCGTTATCGACCCGAACGACCACTTCGGCCGCGACCGGACCGACCTCGTCTTCATCGTCGATCAGATCGTCGCCTTCCCAGCCGGCGGGCACGAGAAAGCCCAGATCGTTCAGGAGGCCAGGATCGACACCGCGAGATTGGAGCCATGCGCCGGTGACCCTGTCAGCTCCGATATCCCATATGGCCAGCAAGGCGGGCATGACAGCCATGCTCTCCTCATCGCCCGGTGCACGGCCATCACGGAGGATGTTCCAGTGTCTGAGCAAGCGATGCCCCAGAACGCGCTCGAAAGGGTCGTCGATGCTGAGAAGGCTGCTCGTGTTGCGGTCGGTGAGCGTGAAGTTGAGGGTTTGCGCCTCATCTCGTCCCGCGCGGAAATACCGGACCGCAATCTCGACGAAGCGGATTGCGAGCGCCCGCTCGAAGATCCTCGGAAGGCCCGGATGGCTGTCGATGATCTCTGAGATGTCCTGGTCGATCGTGGTGGAAAGCGAGAGGCGGTTGGCGAGATTGCCGATGCTGATGTCAGCGCGGATCACCTGCGCGCGGTCGATCACCACGTCGTCAAGTTCCGGCGGTTCAAGATCGAGCCCCTGCAGGAACTGCGAAATGTCGTAGGCCTGAAAGTCGACGGGCTGGTTGGAGTAGGTCTGATCGAGAGCGGTCTCGATGAATCGTTCGGCGACCGTGTGCCTCAGCTTTCGGTTGCCGGCGCGGACATGCACCCGCCCGGTCGACGGCGTGTAGACGATCATCGCTTCTCCGGGCGGGCGGAAATAGATGCTCGACCGATTGCCATCGTCATCGATCTCCCTAACGCTCGTGGGGGGATCGGGATGGAACAGCAGGTACATCTCCGCCGCGGGTTCATCGCCGTCCTCGGGGATGTCGAACTTGTCGATGCTGTAGCCGTCGCCGCGATCGAGACGCTTGTTGAGGTCGACCAGAAGCTCTTCGAGCAATGCGCTGCCGGCGTCCGGGCCCCCGTCGACCGAAGGCTCAGCCATGAAGGTCTGGTAGTGCTTGTCATAGCGCCGGTAGAGACGCAGGTGCAGGCTGTTCTCCGCCGCTTCAAACAAGCCATGCTCGTTGGCGAAAGCCCAAAGGCTACGCGCGAGCTTGTCCCGCCGGTTTCGAAGTTCCTTGGCGCGGTCGGGTTCGAGCGTGGTAGCGGCGAGACCTTGGAGGACGTACTCGCCGCGGTCGCTCGCGATTGTGACGATCCGGGCTGCTTCAGCCTCGAGCGGGCCCAGCCGGTCCTTCTTTTGCTGCGGCAGCATATTTCTGGCAACTGTCGGACCGTCCGGATTGTCGGGGTCGAACTGGTAAGTGGCGAGCCAGCTCAACCTCTCGAAAGCCTTGCTCTTAAGGAATCCGGACAACAGTTCCGGCTCTGCATCGTCGAATAGCCGAGAAAGATTGGGGCAGGTTCTGGCCGGGACGCGTACCATCGAAGTCTCCGAGAATTCTGACTGCGCTATTGATGGCGATCGAGGCGCCGTGCTCGGAGCTTGATACTGCGACGTCCTCTCCGGAGACCCGGGCCAACATGGCCTTCTCGCCGGATAAAAACGTCCGCTGAGGCAAGATCCACGCGCGCATCCTCGATCTGCTCCAGGACATGGGGGCCGATCGGAGTTGCTTTGCGCGCCATGAACTTACCTCAATGAACTACTGCTCTCGACTGATTCAACTCGCGATTGTCGCGGACGAATCGGTGATCGGCAAGTCCTGACGTTCTCTACCTGTTCGCAGCCGTGAATCCTGTCGGGTGAGATGTCCCATCACGGAAGGTGTGGTGGCTTTTGATCGGTAAGGACAACACCGATCACGGCCACGAGACATGAAACGCCCCAATCCGCTCCCGCCCGACCAGATGACGCCGGCAGAGCGCCGCACTGAGCTGTGCGGCCTGCTGGCGCTCGGGCTGGTTCGGCTGCGGATGCGCGAGGGGAACGAAGTATCTGACGATAGTGGAGAACGTTGCCTACACTATCCGCCCGACCAATGCCGTCATGCAACTCCAACTCGCCGGAGAAATGCATGAACACGCCCGATCCCATCCCAGCGCGCCTGGCCGCGCTCAAGACCACACCGACGCCCGACCTGAAGCAACAGTGGCGCGACCTGTTCGACAGCGAGCCGCCGCCGTTCAACCGCCGCTATCTCGAAAGCCGCATCGCCTATCGCATCCAGGAACTCGCCTATGGCGGGCTGAAACCGGAGACGATCCGGCGCCTTGAGCGGCTGGGCGAGGAACTGGACGGCGGGGACCGATCCAAGCGCAGCATCCGCCTCGACCGTGACCGCCCGATCACTGGCACGCGCCTCCTGCGCGAGTGGCAGGGCGTTGAACAGGTCGTCACCGTCACCGCCGACGGCTTCGAATGGCAGGGGCGGCCCTACAGGTCGCTGTCCGCCATCGCGCGGGCCATCACCGGCACGCGGTGGAACGGATGGGTATTCTTCGGCCTCAAGAACCACAGGGGGCGGACATGACGAAGCCGCCCGACAAATTGAAGATCGTCCGCAAGCTGCGGTGCGCCATCTACACTCGAAAATCTTCCGAGGAAGGGCTGGAGCAGGAATTCAACAGCCTCCACGCCCAGCGCGAAGCCTGCGAGGCGTACATCGCCAGCCAGCGCTCCGAGGGCTGGGTGTTGGTCCGCGATCAGTATGACGATGGTGGCATCTCGGGCGGCACCCTGGAACGCCCCGGCCTGAAGCGGCTGCTGGAGGATATCGAGGACGGGCTGGTCGACGTGGTCGTGGTCTACAAGATCGACCGTCTCAGTCGCTCGCTCGCCGACTTCGCCAAGCTGGTCGAGGTGTTCGACCGGAACGCCGTGACCTTCGTCTCGGTCACGCAATCGTTCAACACGACAACCTCCATGGGGCGGCTGACGCTGAACATCCTACTGTCCTTCGCCCAGTTCGAGAGGGAGGTCACGGCCGAGCGCATCCGCGACAAGGTCGCCGCGAGCCGGAAGAAGGGCATGTGGATGGGCGGCGTGCCGCCCTACGGCTATCGGGTCGAAAACCGGAAGCTCGTCGTCGACGACGAGCACGCCGAGCATGTCCGCTGGATCTTCGCGCGCTTCCTCGAGATCGGGTCCTGCACGGAACTGGCGCGAGAAGTCGGCGCACGCGGCATCCGCACCCCGCGCGGGAACATGATCGACAAGAAATACATCTACCGAATGCTCAGTAACCGCGCGTACATCGGCGAGGCGGTCCACAAGGGCGAAAGCCATCCCGGCGAGCACGATGCTATCATCGACCGCGAGACGTGGGACCGCGTTCACGCCATCCTGCAGGAGAGCCCCCGGAAGCGCGCCGCCCGCACACGCGCCGACACGCCCGCGCTGCTGAAGGGGCTACTTTTCGGGCCCGATGGCGCCGCGTTCTCACCGACGCATACGCGCAAGGGCGACAGGCTCTACCGTTATTATGTCAGCCAGACCGTGCTGAAGCACGGTGCCGGGTCGTGCCCGGTGGGTCGTGTCCCCGCGGGCGAGATCGAGGCCGCCGTCATTGACCAGCTCCGCGCCGTGTTCCGCCAGCCGGAGATCGTTGCGGGGACGTGGAAGGCGGCGCGCGTCCATGCTGACGACATCACCGAGCCCGACGCGCGTGCGGCTCTGCAGCAGTTCGATCCGCTTTGGGACGAGCTTTTCTCCGCCGAGCAGGCGCGCATCGTGACGCTGCTGGTCGACCGCGTGGACATCGGCACGGATGGACTCAACGTCCGGCTCCGTATGGATGGGCTCGGCGGTCTCACGCGCGAGATGCTGGCTGGATACATGGGAGCGGCTGCATGACCCGCGGCACGCCGATCCCGGAAACCATGACGCTCCACGTTCCGTTTCGCATCGTGAAACGCGGCGGGCGGAAGGAGATGCAGACGCCAGACAGTGCCACCCAACGCCGCCGAACAAACAGTACCCTCGTCAAGGCCCTGGCGCGCGCTTTCCGGTGGAAGCGCCTGCTAGAATCGGCCGAGTTCGCCACAATCGCCGAACTGGCCGAGCGCGAGGGCATCGCATCCTCATACATGACGCGCGTCCTGCGCCTGACGCTGCTCGCGCCGGACATCGTCCAGGCGATCTTGGACGGCACGCAGGGTCCGGAGGTGACGCTGGTGCGGGTGTTCGAGCCGTTCCCAGTTGAGTGGCCCGAACAAAGGAAACACCTTCTGTGAGGGAAGAACTCAGTTCGGCTGCAGGGTGTCGCCCTGCGCGCAGGAGCGTTTCAGATGAGAAGCGCTGGCAGAGGGAGAATCAGATATCGACAAGCCGACCTACTTGGTGCACTCTGGTGCAAAAGGGTGCGTGATGAGCAGGACCGATAAGAAGAGACGCTTTTCGATCTCGCTCGAGGTGGATGACTACGATGCATTGCGCGCATTGGCTGAGGGTCACCGCCCGCCACTTTCATTGCAATACGTAGTGAATGTTGCCGTCAAAGATTTGCTTGAAAAGCACGCTGCGCGTCAACTCACTCTTCCCTTGGACAAATAGGACATGGGAAATTTGAGATTCGCAGATCTGTTTGCAGGTTTGGGTGGGTTCCATCAAGCTCTTGAAGGGCTCGGGCACACATGCGTGTTTGCCTCTGAGCTCAACAGTGGGCTCGCCGACCTTTACGAGAAGAACTTCGGCATTCGTCCTCATGGCGACATCCGCGAAGCGATTGGGGATGTGCCGCCCCACGACATTCTATGCGCTGGATTTCCGTGTCAGCCGTTTTCGAAGGCAGGCGATCAACTAGGTTTCGATTGTCCGCAATGGGGCGACTTGTTCAACTATGTCCTAGAGATTCTCGACACGCACAAGCCTGCCTATTTGCTTATCGAGAACGTGCCTAACCTTTTGCGGCACGATGGAGGTAAGACATGGGAAAAAATCAAGGCACGACTTGAGGAATTGGGGTACGAGGTCGACAAGAAAAGGCTCTCGCCCTTCATGTTTGGTGTGCCGCAAGTGCGAGAACGCGCAATAATCGTTGGAGCAAGGGCAGGCTTAGGCCATTTTTCTTGGCCTGAGCCGACTCACCAACTTGATCAAGTCACAATCCGGAGCGTCCTTGACGAGAATCCGAAGGAAGCACGGCCACTAGGTCCTCGATTTATTGAGTACCTGGAGACTTGGCAGGCGCTCATCGACGCGCTGCCGAAAGACGCCCACCTGCCTTCCTTCCCAATATGGGCGATGGAGTTCGGCGCAACTTATCCCTATGATGACCGGACCCCGCACGCGATCGGCTTCGATCACATTACAGCCTTCAATGGTGCGCTGGGGCGATCTCTCAAGGGCATGAACGGCGAAGAGGTAAAAAAGACTCTTCCTGCGTATGCAGTAGATGAGGTCGCCAGCTTTCCAGACTGGAAAAAGAATTTCATTCGGCAAAACCGTGAGTTCTATATCCAGCACAAAGCCGTGATTGATCGTTGGCTTCCAAGTATAACAGATTTCGCTCCGAGCTTCCAAAAGCTTGAGTGGAACTGGAAGGGCGGTCCACGCGATCTTTGGCAAGCAGTCATTCAGTTTCGAGCATCCGGGATTAGGGCAAAGCGACCGACCGCAGCACCGTCGCTCGTCGCACTCACAACAAGTCAGGTACCGGTGATTCCTTGGGAGCGCCGTTACATGACGATGCGTGAATGCGCACGGCTCCAGAGCATGGGACAGTTGAAGCATCTCCCGGAGAACCAGACTGCCGCGCACAAGGCGCTTGGCAACGCAGTGAATGTCGAAGTCATCGCGGCTGTTGCTGCTGCTTTGCTCCCTAGGCCAGAGTTCTGCAACGAACCGCAGACTCCTCCTTTAGCGCGGATTGCTAGGGATGGGAGAAATGCTCAGGAGCTCATACCGGCGGCCTAAGAGTCTGCTTTTTTAGAGAGGGGCCGCCAATTGCCGGTTACTACAGTCGATATTCGCCCCGGTGTGAGCGTACTCGCGGTCCTGCGTTACCTGAACTACAAGCCGTGGTTTGCGCTGGCCGAGTTTGTTGACAATGCCATCCAGAGCTACCTCTCGAATCGCGAAGCACTTTCAAATGCTGACGGCGGCTTGCGACGCGTGCGGGTTTCCATCGAGATAGATTCCACTCCGCCCGGCCGGATCACCATCCGGGACAACGCCGCGGGCATTGCCGGATCGGAGTTTCCGCGAGCATTCCGTCCCGCCGTTGTGCCGCTGGATGCGTCCGGCCTAAGCGAGTTCGGCATGGGGATGAAGAGTGCGGCATGCTGGTTCTCCAGCCACTGGCGCGTGCGGACGAAGGCGGTCGGTGAAACCGTTGAGCGCACTGTCAGGTTCGACATCGAGCGCATCGTCAACGACGACATTGAGGAACTCGACATTCACGAAGCGCCCGCCACGCAGGATGCCCACTACACCGAGATTGTGCTGGAGGGCCTTCACCATATCCCGGTAGGAAGAACCATTGGCAAGATCCGGGAGCACCTGACCGACATCTACCGCGTCTTCGTCAGGAATGGGACACTCGACCTCCACTTCAATGGCGAGCCACTAGTATACGAGCCACCGAACATCCTTGTTGCGCCCTATGCTCGCGAGGAAGGCGGTAAGCCGAGAACCTGGAAGAAAGAGATCTCTTTCGACCTCGGGCAGGGCCAAACGGTTAAGGGTTTCGCCGCGCTCCGTGATCCCGGTAATCATTCCCGAACAGGCTTCGCTCTGTTCCGGCGCGGCAGGCTAATCCAGGGAAGCGGTGAAGAAGGCTACCGTCCTCAGTTCATTTTCCAGCTCCCCGGGAGTTACCGCTTCCTGCGCCTCTTCGGGGAATTGGAACTAGATGGATTCGAGGTTAGCCACACCAAGGATGGGTTTCGCTGGAACGACGAGGACGAGCAGCCATTCCTGGAACTGCTCCGCGAGCACCTCGACAGCGAAGACTTGCCGCTGCTTAGGCAGGCTGATGCCTTCCGAGCACTAGCAACAAAACGCGATCGCGCCGCCGCCGCCAGCAGGGCATTGGAGCGGACCACGAAACTAATCGAGGACTCGATCACGGATGTGCTGCCGCGGGTCGCCGACGCCGTGCCGGTCGAAACCCAGGAGGCGCCTTTGGCGCCGCAGCCGACGCTTGCGCGGCGCGAGTTGACGGTAGAGTTCCGCGGACAAACTTGGATCATTTGCATCGAGCTTTCAGATGATCCCGCAGAGGGCGATTGGCTTACGGTGAGCGACGGGCAGGCCAACGAGGACGGGGCGGAAAGGCTGGAGATCCGTATCGCCATGACGCACCCGTTCATGGTGCTCTTCGCGCAGACCGACCCAGATAACATCGAAGCACTGATCCGCGTTGGCTCCGCGATCGCGATTTCGGAGAAATTAGCCCGCCGAGCTGGCGTAAAGCTGGCCGGCACCATCCGGCGCAACGTCAACGAAATCCTACGAGAGGCTCTGTCGCGCGCATGACACAAGATAATGACGCCGCGGCGCCGCGGCCGGCACAAGCAATCCCGCTGCCTGCGACTCCGCCCAATCCGCAGATGAGGTGGGTTCCAGTTCAGGGGGAGGAGGCGACCGGTGTCGTCCGCCGCAGCAACGTTGATGTGGCGTCCCAGGAAAGGCTTATCGCGGACGCAGCCGAGATCCTTGGTCGAGGCGTGAATCCTAGGCAGCCTAACGGCTCAGCAACCGGGCTTGTGGTTGGCAACGTGCAGAGCGGCAAGACCATGTCGTTCACCACCGTCATTGGGCTGGCGCGGGACAACGGTTTCCCGTTGGTCATCGTCATCGCCGGGACGAAGGTTAACCTCCTAAACCAGTCGCACGAGAGACTCGAGAAAGACCTGAACGTCCACGCCGGTGACGGGCTTCCCTCGTGGAAGATGCAAAAGAACATCCAAGCCACCGACGCGCATCACGAGCAGTCCATCAGGCAGGCCATCGAAGCATGGCAGGACAACGAACTCGAGGACGATGAACGGGCAACGCTCATCCTGACCGTACTCAAGCAGCGGCAGCGCCTTCAAAGCCTGACAGACCTGCTCCGTAGGCTGGACCTCCGGCGCGTGCCTGTCCTCGTTATTGATGACGAGGCCGACCAGGCTAGCCTCAACACGCGTGTCCAGCAGGGCGGCGAGAGCGCCACCTACACCAGACTTCGAGAACTCCGGGACGCGTTGCCCTGCCACACCTACCTGCAGTACACCGCCACGCCGCAGGCGCCTCTCCTCATCAACATCGCGGACGTTCTGTCCCCGGATTTCCCCAAGGTGCTCGACCCTGGGGCGGATTACGTTGGCGGCCAAGAGTTCTTCGCTCCCGGCTCTCCCTACATCAGGGACATCCCGCCGCAGGACATCGCCGCGGGAAATGATCCCCCAGATAGTATGCTGGAGGCGGTGCGGGTCTTCTTCGTCGGCCTCGCGGCCAGCCTGATCCGCGACCGGCGACGTCGCTCCATGCTCATTCATCCGTCTCGACTTCGCGCGGACCATAGGCAGGTCGTACAGTGGGTGACCGAGGCAAAGACGACGTGGCTTACTGCGCTCCGCTTGCCGGAAGCAGACCCTGACAGGATTGAACTTGTCGAGGATTTCCGGGCCGCCTACGATCACTTGTCGACGACCGACGCGAACCTTCCTGCGTTTGAGGATGTCCTCGCTAAGCTCCCGAGGTCGCTCCGACAGACCACCATAATTGAGTTCAATACGAACGGTCGTCCGCGAACGCCGGAGATTAACTGGCGAGACGCCGAGGGCTGGATCCTGGTTGGCGGGCAAGCCGTCGACCGAGGCTTCACCGTGGACCTCCTGACGGTCACCTACATGCCCCGTGGCGTCGGAGTGGGGAACGCCGACACGCTGCAGCAGCGGGCGCGCTTTTTCGGATACAAGCGTAAGTATCTTGGCATCTGCCGCATCTGGCTCGAAACGGTCACGCGGTCGGCCTTCGAAGGATACGTGGAGCACGAGAACCTAATGCGGCGGGAACTGAAACGGTTGGAGACAGAACCAAGCGGCCTAAACATGTGGCGTCGCCGGTTTGTCTTGGATGCCGCATTGCAGCCCTGCAGGCGCAACGTCGTTTCCGACGCGTACTTCCGTTCGACGCGCCTAGGAGGATGGACCCAGCAGCGCGGCGCCCTTATCGCAGAGGCGCTTCGAAATGCGAATGCCGAACTTCTCGAAGGTTTCGTACGCGAGTTTGCGTTCGTCGAGGACATCGACACCTACAGATCAGATGAGGAAAGCCAGAAGCATTTCGTAGCCCGGGAGGTCCCGCTTATCCGAGTGATCGATATGCTTTCCGATTACAGGCTTGAAGACCCCCGTGACACAGCCAACTTCACGGGGACGCTCGTCATGCTGGGTGAGGCTCTTCGCCAGGCACCCGATGCGACCGTCGCTGTCTACCGCATGCGGCCTCGAGCGCGAGGAGCTCGCCGTATCGTCTCTGCATCAGGCACCCTTGAGAAGGGGTTCCAGCAAGGCCCGACGCGTCTTGCCGGAGGCGGCTATGCGTACCCGGGCGATACAGTATTCGCCATGAACGACCGGCCGACGATTCAGATCCACCAATTCGATCTGGCGAGATCCGACGGTGGAGCAGTTGAGGCTCGGGCAGCTCCATTGATGGCCATCCGGATTCCAGCGGAACTTGCGCGGGAGTGGCTGGTGCAGCTGCAAGCTGGACAGGATGATGCCACTTGACCGCCCAATTCGTTGACCTGCTTGAACGGTTGGTTCGGCCGGATCAGCCTGGCACGTTCAGCGTCATCCCTGCTCCTTCTCAGCCAACCTACTACGTCGCGCGGGACGACTCCGGTTGTGCGGCACTACTGATCCGGACCTCAGGCGCTTCAAACCGAGTGCCGTTGCTCCTCGCGGGTATCGAGGCGCGCTTTAGCATCGCCTGCCGCATTGAGGAACGTGACCGCGACGTCCGGACAGAGAACCTGACAGTCGTCGCCTGCAGATCGCGCGACCGCGCTGTCGAGCGATACTTTCTCACCACTATGGAATTCCTCGCCTCGGCACTCGGCGCCACTCCAACGGTGGCTGCTGTTGGCGAGATGGTCGACCGAGTGGTGGACCTTTTTCAGCGGCTCGCCAGGCCGCCAAGGAGGCCGCTAATCGGTTTGACTGGCGAGTTGCTCGTAATCCGGGCCGCCGCCGACCCGGCCGCCGCTGTCCGCGCTTGGCGTGTAGACCAAGACGAGCGCTACGATTTCGCTATCGGCGCCCTCCGTCTCGAAGCGAAGGCAACCGCCACGGACCGCCGGGCACATGAGGTCTCGTTCGAGCAGGCTAATCCTCCAGCAGGCACGATGGGAATCCTGGCCTCGTTCATCATCCAGCCGTCCGGAGGCGGTTTCTCGCTGTCAGATCTCGTTTCCGATATCGAGGCACGCATTCAGGTTCATGACCTCATCATTAAGCTTCGCACGGTGGTGGCCGATACACTAGGACGCGACATGCAGACGGCGCTTGGCTGGTCTTTCGACTTGGCGCGCGCAACCTCCTCCGCGCGGGTTTATGACGTGAGCACGATCCCAGCGATCAGGCCGCCACTCCCGGCAGGCGTTTCAGGGGTGCGGTTCCTGGTCGATCTTTCTGGTTGTCGGCAACTCGGCAGAGCGCGGATCGACGCGCTCGCCTCACACGAACGGGCGCTGCTGCCACCGTAA